TCTTTACCCCCTTCAAGTATGGACAACTTAAAGGGTATTATTTTTCAGGGGTGCCCGCAATGGAGTTTCCAATTTATGCAGGGATTTTTAAGTTCCGGAACGCTCGGTTTTTATTGTACCAAAAACACCGAAATAAACTGTCAGAATTGATACCAAAAATGTCGCACATTTTTGTCTCTATTACACTGTATTCTTCGGCGGTTATTAGCCCTTTGGAGAGCATAATTTTGGCTTGTGCCATCGATGCCTTATAGCCCATAAGAGCCTGGAAGTAGTTACTGTCCATCACGCTCACTCCTTTCCCGGTAGCAAGCCTGGGAGCAGAATTTGCGGTTAGCACCAATGTAATCCATAAAAACCTTACCGCACGTAGGACAAGTGTGCGGAGACATTTTCTTGCTTTCTCGTTCATTGCGGTGCTTATTCCAGTATTCCTGCCGACAACGGTCGCAGCAGAATAGGCGTGGCTTTGTTTTTGTTTCACCCTTTATGGGGACACCGCAGTTTTTGCATACAGAGCCGACAGGCTTCTTATCTGCGGTGATGTTGTTTCTATGGCAGAATGATTTGACCGTGCCAACAGAGAGGCCAACAGCATCAGCAATATCGGCATACGGCACATTTCGTTTTCGCATCGATATAATCTTCTCTTTTTGAGTGGCGTTCATCGTGATTCCTCCGTTCCGAGGGGCTACCTCACTCACCACTGGTCACGAGGGTGTCGTTTGGGAAAAAATGATGCTAATTTTCTGCAAAAAAATAAAGCCCACCGAACCGATGAAGGCTCGATGGGCTTGGTGTTAGTTGGGGATCTTCAGTTTCCAACCGCTGTAAATCACATTGGAAGTGAGGTTGTTCAGTTCTTTGATTTCAGGATAGCGGTTGCCGTTGCCGAGATACTTCTTGGCAATATCCCAAAGGGTGTCACCCTTAACAACGGTGTGGACGCGGTAGATTTCTTCTTCCTTGGCTGTGGCCACAACCTTGAGGTTCTCCACAGCAACCCAGGTGTTGATACCGCTTACCACATCGCCACCGGTCTTTTTGACCTTCTTGCCGAGCAGTACGCAGGTCTTTCCACCTTTGGTTACGGGTTTGCCCTTGTAGGTGGTCTGCGTTACGATGTGATGCCAGTTCTTAACCCAGGCAGGGATTTCCTTGGTGGTAGGATTGTACTTCACTGCATCAGCGGTGAACTCAACCTTGTCACCCTCCTTGATGTTAGCCGTGGGTGCAAGTGTGGAGGGCGTGGTCGGCTTTTCAGTAGGAGCGGTGTTAGCTTTCAGCTTTGCTGCTACCTCTGCACGGAAGGTATCCATGGACTTGCCGTGTTTGGGGAACCAGTGCATAACATCACCGTGGTTGGAAGCCACACCCTGCTTATAGCCTTCGCTGTGGCAGATAATGTTTTTCTCGGTAAGACCATATTCCTTACAGAGGTAAACACAGAGATCGATGGCTTCCTGGTACACCTTATTGAAGTAGGTCGCATCAGCAAGACCGTCCTCGCAGATTTCAAAGCCGATGTGAGTGTTATTAGCAGAGCCACCAGCGTGCCAACCGCGATGATCCCAAGGCAGAGTTTGATACGTTGCCACAGAGCCGTCAGCCAACTTACCGATAAAGCCGTGAACACAGACTTCACGACCGCCGGGATGGTATGTGTTCCAATGGTTGTTATACTGGTTTTTGCCGAGTTTTCCGTCATCGGGACCGACATAACGCTTCAGCCAGGGGTTATTCGCACCCGTGGAATGAACCATAATGCCCTTAACGGTAATCTTGCGACCTGCCTTATAGCAGGCATTTTCGGTGAGAATCAGTTTCTGCAAATTCATCTTATTTCTCCTCCTTCTTTACGAGCTGCTTTACAGCCTGGTTAGTACCCGTTGCAGAGAGTCCGCTTGCAGAACCCAACACGATAGCAACGAGCAGATTCTCCGTACCCATCACACCGGGAACGAAGTAGAATGCGATTACACCGCAAATTGCACCGAGAACGCAGGCAATGAGAGGAATGAACCTCTTGAACCTGTCGTCACCGCCCATTGCTGTCTTAACGATGTCGATGATGGTGTAAACGATAGCCGCCAATGCGGGAATGGTTGCGATTTCAAAAGTAGTCATTGCACTTCCTCCTTACTTGTGTGCTTGCTTGTTGATGTGGTTTTCGATCTGTTCAATGGCTTCTGTTACGGGGCCATTGCACCCTTGTTCTTTCAAACCCATAAGGCAAGCTAAAACACCGCGAACAAGCACGGTTTGCTCTTCTTTGATGGATTTGATGTCACGATCTTGCTTTTCCTGCTTCAAGAACCATCGGTAGATACCGAATACTGCACCGAAGACAACCCCAAGTGCAGTAATGGTCGCAGCCAAAGCCGTGATGTTGATTTCCATAGCCGTTTCCTCCTTTTAGATTTGGGTATGAAAAAGGCACCCCATGCGGAGTGCCATAGTTCCTTATTTCAGCCAGGACGGTCTGTCCGGCTTCTTTTTTGTTTCGGTTACATCGAGCCAATCCTTGTACCACTTCCGTAGTTCCTTGGTTTGCTTTTCTGTGAGAGTGTCATACCACAGCCACCCTCGGTTGATAACAGAAAAGCACTCCGCATCACGCTCAACGCGGAGCTGTGCATTTTCGGCTTCGTTCTGAAGGACGGTTGCTTGACCCTCATCAAAGACCAACTTTCCATCTCGAACCCGGTATGCACGGTAGTTGCACTCGAAGTGTTCAAGGTCAGAGGGCATCTCAATTTCGGCACTTTCGAGAATATCACCGATAAGAGCATAGCTTTCGATATAACCGCTATTGTCCGTTAGAATCTTCAATGCGATACCTCCTTAGTTGACACCGTAAACATTGGTAATAGATCCAGTGCCACCGCCTATGGTAAGAGTTGTGGTTGTGCCGGAATATTTAAGTTTGAAGCCACGGTAGTTGACTTCATCGGCTATCTGCCAGTTAACGTCCGAAGTTGTAATTAATCCTTTGGGGATAAATAACGACATTTTTGAAGCACCGGAACTTGGCAGACCAACAATGACATACCCCTTGTAACTTCCGTAGTTGAATGTGGTCGAGCCGGAACTCAAAGTACCGCTGTACAAGGAGGTGCAAGTGATGCCCAGGTTGGTTCTTGCCGCCGCAGCAGTAGTCGCTCCCGTGCCACCTTTGCCTAATGGAATGGTCGCACCACCAGAATGGTAAACTGTGTAACGAGTTCCAGGGTGGGTATCTGCTGCACAGTTTGGCGCGTAATAGAGTGTTCCTGATTCGGAATACAATCTGTCATAGGCAGTAGAACTACGGTAAAAGTTGATACCTTCACCTGCAGAGTCAACTGCATCCTGGAAGTACAAAGCATTCAAGCCAATGATATCGGAGTTCTGCATATTGATACCGTAAACACCATCAACTTTGTACTGATTTCCTGTTACGTTGATAACCTTTGGAGCAATGGTCTGCCCGGCAATGAGGTTCGTACACGCAGCCGCAGCAGTAGTTGCACCCGTGCCTCCCTTTGCGATAGTAACCGCAGAGGACAGCTTGGAGGGTGCAAGAGAGCCGTTTAGCGTTGTTGCTGTAACGGTAGTTGCCGTAACGGTGCCGGACACCTTGGCATCACCGACCACATGGAGTGCGACTTCCGGGTCTGGGGTGTTGATACCGACTTTCTTTTTACGCAGTGCCACAAGGGGCGTGCCTTGAGGGACAACATAGTAAAGGTCAACCGAGGACAACGAATTCAACTGATCTCTAATTTGTAGATGGAAGTCGTAGGATGAGTTGGCGTCCAGGCTACACAGTTCCAAATTGGAGAACGAGTAAGAAGTACCGCTTTTGGTTACCGAGGCAAGGATCGAAGTATAAGACCCGTAGGAAGTGGCACTCGTCAGCTTATACCGATACCGCACATATAAAAGGCTGTTCTTTTGTGTGCCGGAAACGGAAATGGCAGAAATCGTACCATTAAAAGCAAGCTGCATCTCCGCCTCAATGTCGTTGGTTCTTCGGAGTGTTAAAGACGATACCTTCGGTTTTGCATAAGTGACAACAGTAATCTGCTGTGTCTTGCTTACCGTGTACCCACGAGAGTCAGTGGCAGTAACCACCACATCCAAAGTGCCGGATTTTGCAACTGCACCGAGGTTGATTACTGCTCCCGTTGTGTTGGAAAGGGTCACACCGTTGCAGGTGGCAGAATAGGAAGAAATCGTAGCGTTATTTCTTGCCGTTGCCGTAGCGGGCGTAACATACAAATACGAGTAACTCTGGATGAACACCTGGTCATTTCCTGTAACGGTCGAGGTTGCTGAACGACCATCATAAAAAGTAAAAGCACCCATCGTGGGTGCAGAGTTTGCAGAGGTTGTCTGAACGGTTGCTGTCTTTGTGGAAGTGGAGCCGATCTGCGTTGAACCGCTGTATGTCAGCAATGCGAAAGTTCCAGTAAAGGATTTTACCGCTGACATTGCCGTCAAAAGTGTGGTTCTTTGGGCAGCCGTTAGAGAGATCGTTCTTGTTGCCGTACCCTTTGTCCAAGACAACCCGGTAATCTCCAAGTAAACCGTAGAGCCGTTTTTGATTTGGAGTTTATGTGTGTAGGCTGCATCGTACACCGTGGTACTCATACTGATACTGACCGAAGAAGCATCGGCCGTAAGAGTTGAAACGCTATCTACAGTTGAGCCACCCAGGGTTTTGGCGGATACGGCACTGGAAGATCCGTATACCTGGTTAGACTTCTTTCTCGCACGGACTTTGACCGAATAAGTCGTGTTCGGTGTCAGCGAAGAAAGGGTCGTGTTTGCACTTGTTCCCGCTGTGGTAGAGAATTGTGTCCAATTCGTGCCACCATTGGTACTGTACTGCCAAATGTCAGCGGTTGCCGAAGAGGTAGCACTAATCTTAAAGCCGTTAGCGGTGATATTGGAAACACTGCAGGACACTGTCGGTGCAGTTCGGTCAAGGGCGTCAAGGTCTATGGTCGTTGATGCTGTGATTGTACCAATACTCACGCCACTATAAGTTCCGCTAAAGCGCCAGGAAGCGGACAAAGCCACACCTGTTTTTTTACCATCGCTGCCGTGGGCAACACGTACGGTATAGGTTTTGAGTAAAGTTGTATCGTAGCCAGCCGCACTATCGCTGATTGCCGCCGCTGTGTAGGTTTCGGAAACTCCGTTAATGGAAACCGTGGAGTCTGAACGAGATCCAACGGACAGCGTGTAGTACTTCAAATAAACATTGAGGGTCACATCAGAATAGTTGCCAATGACACTCTGCGACGCAGACCATGTACAATACAGGCCAAAGTTGTCTACAGGGTATTTAGAAAAACTTCCGCTTGTAGCCATAATATCTCCTTTCTCGCTTAGTCAAGGATTACGATATTAAGCCCCTCTGATGCGGTGGGCATCGGCACGAACTTTGTTCTGCCAACCGTCAATTCACCATCCACCGTGGTTTTCTTGGTGACGGTTTCATCCTTGTTCAGCGTGAATATCTTTTCTTCGTTGTAGTAGCCGGAAAATTCCGTGTTGTTAATAACCGTCCTTTGTGCAGAGTCTGCGTTAGAAACCTCAATACCACGGCGGTCAATTTTTACCTCGGTGGTATAAATCTCATTAGGTGCAGGAGTCCATTTGTGAATGGTCGTGCCTTCAGCAAAAATGATGTCCGACAGATACAGACTTGCCAAGCGGTTATATGCGTAAATGGTAATGGTACTGTCCTGCACATCGGGAATAATCGCATTGTATTCCGTCCACCCAAAAGGGGAACTCGTGTTGAACAGATACTTTGTCATTGAGCCGTTGTATTTCACATAGAAATACGAAGAATAACTCGCTCCTGTTTTCTTTGCACGGAGCGAAATAACATAGGACGAGCCTGGTACAACACCCGTTATTACTTGCTTAAGCGTGGAACTGTCACCAAGCACAAAGCAGGAATCGGAAGTAGTGTTGTTCTGCACATCAGTTGAACTGTCGGTTGCAACCGTGCCGGTTATCGTCCAATCATCTGTGATGCCGTTAAGACCGGCAGAGTTTTTTACAAAGTTAATACCGCCAGCAAACTGCTCACTCATCGTAAGGGAAAGGCCATCAACGGTGTGTTCCAGTTCGGAAATCTGCTCCTGCATTTCCAGGACGGTTTCTTTCTCCCCGGAAACCTCACCGCTGACGGTTTCTACCGTTTTTGTAAGGTTTGAAACATAGCTGTTCAAACCATCAATGGATGTTTGGAACTCACCAAAGCGAGAGGTGTGGGTGGACACGGTCACACGGAGTTCTTCCAGGTTGTTTTGAACAACCCAACCGAGTCCATCCCACACCATTGTTTCCGGCGGGACAGTTGCCGTATTTACCCACAGCATACCGATGTACGGGTTTTCGGGCGCTTCATCAGAAGTGATCACATCGCAAAGATTAACGATGGTAAATTGTGCAATTGCCCGCATAGAAACACCTCCTTACAGATTTACAACCACCATAAAGGTTGCCTTGGTAGCAATGTCCGCAGAAGAAACGGACAGCGTTTTGCCGGTCTTGCTGCCAGAAGTACCCCAAGAAGTGTCGATAGCACCATCCTTGTTGTACTTGGTCCAGGTATAGGTGCCCTTGCCGTCGGCATCGATTTCCGCACCTGCCTGGTAAACCACAGCAGTAAGAACCGTAGAGCCGACACCGTTCTTGAAGACATCCCCGCCCGTGGAAGTAACGATAACCTGGATGGGATCGGAGTTGTCGATGAAGGTTGCAACATCGGTAAAGGAACTGTTGTAGGTATTGGAAGTGGAGTCGGAGTCGGTTGCTACGCACTTGAACACCGCATAACTGTCAACCGCGGCAGCATACACGGTAATGGTTGCCGTAGTAGTGCCGGAATACATACCCGTTGTATCGCTTAGCTTTCTCCAACCAGTGCCGAATGCAGCATCATAACCGGCAGAAGAACTGGAAGTGACGGTAGAATCCATCACTGCCCACTTGTAGGTGACATTGGTAGTATCAACGGTAGAACCTCGCCAAAGTTCAGCCTTCGCAGTAAGGGTAGCAACTTCGTGGTTTTTGAAGACATTACCACCGGGAGTGGTAATAAGCAGATCCGTAATGCCGGAGCCGTTGACCACTCGAGCGAAAGAAATAGTCAGCGGATGCGTGATAGACAGACCCGTGGAGTCGTCTTTATAGGTGATAACGCAGCGGTAGTCAATACCGGGCTGACCTGCCATTACGTTACCTTTAATAGTCAAAATGTGGCTCTTGGCACCGCTCAATGCGTAGTTGCCAGACGAGGTAATAGCTGTAGTGGAGCTACCTACATACCACTTAACCGAGGTCACATTGGTGGATGTGATTTTATCGGTAGTTGTACCGATGACATAAAGGCTGGGGGTCAGCACCACATTGTGCGTAGCCCAGTCGGGGGTATATGTGCCGTTGTCGGGATTATACATTTGGGTTTTGGTGTGGGATGAACCAATATAACCCGTTAGTGTAAGGGCATCATTGTAGTCAATAATCGTAAACTGACCTTGTGCTTTACTCATTTGGAATCCTCCTTAAATTCAGCCGAGCAGGCTGTTTCTTGTAGTCGTATCGATGAGGTCGCAGAAGAAGGTTGCCCTTACCTTGACGTCATCGGAGTCGATTTCGATGGATTTCGTTCCACCGAAGTGTGCAACATTCCACAGCTTATCGGCTTCGGCATCATCGGAAACCCTGGTCCAGATGAACTGGTTGTCATCCAGGGTATCGGTGATATTTTCATCCCAAGAGTAAACTGTGGCATAAAGGGTTGTGCGGATATTGTTATTTTTGAAGATGTTACCATTGGACGAACTGATAACCAGGCGGTACATCTTCTGCTCTTCAATGGTGGCAATGCGGTCTTCCACTTTCTCCACGGTTTCCGTGGTCGCATAAGCACGGAGTACCACTTCGCCGGTCTCCAAATCCCAATAAGAAGAACCATCCTGGGATTGGAGGACACCTGCTTTGATGATGTTTGCCACCAACGTGCCGGAAGTGATGAAGTCGGCAACAATCTGCCCGTCAGCGGTGATTGCTGTTTCGTAGGGACCGTTGTAGCCGTTTTTGGAGAAACCGAGTCCGCCTACATTCCATCTCCAAACATTGACCGCTTCACCGATGGTCGGTGCATCCAAAATGAGCAGTTCATAAGGCTTACCCGTATCGGTGTCGGTATGAATAACCACATAGCCACCCGTCTGCCCGGTTATAAGTCCCGTAGCATTTTTGATGGCCGAGTTCATGAGGGCGGGAAATCTGTCGATTTTTGTCGATGCTTCCTCTGCGGCGGCTTCGGCAGCACTTACGTTATTCAGCAAGTTTGCCTTTGCAGAGCCGAGTGTGATGGATACATATTTTTCAGCCAGGGTGTCATACACCGTGGTGATGACCTTCGCTTTTGCCGTGATGCCGAGAACGCTGTGACGGATAGTAACGGTGTCGCAAAGGGACACACGCTCCAAGACAGCCACATAGTCCGGCTGTTTCCAAAGAGGCTCGAAAGCTACGGTCAAAGTAGGAACGGCTGTGCCAAGCGGATTGTTTTTGAGATAGTTGTTTGCGTAGGCGCGGAGCCCTTCTTCGGTGACGGGGTTCTCTTCATCGAAGTATTCCGTGAAATCCTTAATAAGGGTCTTTCGCTGAACAAGGGTTGCATCAGCAATGGGCAACAGCACCTCCGAAAGCGTGATGACCGTTTCCGTGCCATCCTCTGCGGTGATAACCGCATACGGCAGAAGGTCGGTATATACATCGGTGGTTTCGTTATCGTGTTCCAGATCCGTGAGGTTCTTTCCGTACTCGATAACCACGCCCGTTTTTTGACCTCGACCCTGGTGATGAATGACGTGGAAGTTGTCCCACTCGTATTCGCCACCCCATAAATCCAAAAAAGAACCCGCCACACCGCCCAAACAAGCACGGACGCTCTGCGGTCTTGTAACCGAGAACGGCTTTGCTGTTGAATAGTCGGTGTGGCAAGTAAAGCCGTGAGGAGTGGCTGTGTTTTGGAAAACCCGCTCCATTGCAAGGCTCGGTGAAATGGATTCTTCCTTCCACTGTAACGCAGCCACCGAAGAAAGGTCGTAGGAAATGTGCTGTGCATATACCGTTATCTCACCATTGATTGGTGTAGAAATGCGGTAAATGCGGAACACTTGGTCTTTGGCTGTGTCGTTTGGTTTTGCCTTTACAAGCCGTTCTTCGGCTATCTCCTTGTAAAGTGGACCATTGATGGGATACTTGAATTCGCACTCGAAGGCACCGTTGCGTTCTTCGGTTACCTCACATGAGGTACAATCCCTCAGAACACCGATGCCGAAAGAGGCGAAGTTGGTAGCGTTGGCTTTATAAAGTACAGGAATCATATCGAACACCACCTTGGAGCAATGGACAGACCTTGGATGTCCCCGTCAAAAGAAAAAGTATTCTCACCGGGATACAGCAGCGGAAAGCCATCACCCTCAACGGTGTCGTTCTTCGGTTCGTTGCCTTTATAGCAGACCATCTGCTTGGAGTCGATTTCCACGTATCCATCGATAGCGGTGAATGAAAGCGTGGTATTATTGTCAGCCGATTGGATGGTCAGTGTACCTCTACCGCTACCCACCACACGAATGATGGGATAGCTTGGGAACTGATACGGATTGGTTAGGCTTTTGCCGTTACCTACAAGCTGTGTCTTTTCTCCCGCAACGGAGTAACGGAACGGCTCACAAGAGAAGCTGATCGTGAATACTCCAATGCGGTTAAGTTCATCCTCGATATCGAGTTTCCCGGCATATACAGCCTTACGGGTAAACTCGGTATCGTAGGTATCGGAAAGAGCGTGGTATTGGTTCAGCCCAGAGTAGAGCCACCCCTTAACGGCTGTGATTTTCTGTGATAACTCTGCGACACTTTTCGCAGGCAGAAAGACCGAGTAGGTCACTTGTACATTGGGAAATCTGCCGTCCCCGGAGATTAAATCACCGTGGCGACCGGGAATGGATAAAAAGTCCGTTTCGTATTCGGGCGCAGAAAAAATATCCTTACGCTCAATGCGAATTCCCATATCCGAGGACTTAATGCCCTTATACACAAAATAATTCACGCAAATACCACTCCTTTCCGTTTTGCGAATTGTCCGGCAGTAACGAGAACCTCGTTGGTAAGCTGCTGAATATCCTCGCTTGAATAGTTGTTAAAGTTCGTAATGTTCAGCACAAGCTGAAGCACTCCGTTTTGGGCAGAGTCCGCCAAGCCACCGCGGACGGTGCCGTGAACGTTGCCGTCTACATTAAAGTCTGTAGGTAGTGCGGTTTCCATATCCTCGGCAAGGCCGTGCATCACATCGTTGATATCAGCACTCATTGCTTCGGCTGCCTTTACGGCTTCACCACCGTTGGCATCAATGGAGCCGGACAGACCTTTGACAAGCATTTCACCGACCCAGGCCATCTCATCAGACGGAGAGTGAATACCAAAGAAGTCACAGATGCCGTCCCAAATAGAACTAATCCACCCGGACACCTTGTCCCACAGCCAGGAAGCAAGTCCCTGGATACCTTCCCACAGACCCTTTACGATGTTGCCACCGATTTTTGCCATCTCACCAAAGAGTGAGCCGAAAGCCTTAACGATACCCGCAATAATCTGCGGTACGGCTTTTACGATTTCCACGATAATGGTCGGCAAGTTCTTGATCAGCGAAATAAAGAGGTCAACACCCGCCTTGATGATAAGCGGAATGTTGCCGATTACTGCGTTGATAATGCCGGAGATTATCTGCGGAATGGCATTTACAATGGTCGTTATAATCTGCGGTAAAGCCTGAATGAGCGAAATCAAGAGGTCGATACCTGCTTGAATGATAAGCGGTATGGCTTCCAACACCGCTGTGATGATACCATCAATAATCTGCGGGATTGCCTCCACGATTGCGATGATGATTTCGGGAAGCGCCGCCACCAAAGAAGTCAGAAGCTGAATACCTGTTTCGATGATTTGCGGAATGGCATCCAAGATGAAATTGATAATGCCCATAATGATTTCCGGCAACGCCGCAATCAAGATAGGCAGTGCATCAAGGATACCCTGGGCAAGCCCCATAATCAGTTGCAAGGCGGCATCCAGTATCATCGGCAGATTCTCAATGAGGGTCTGAACGATTTGGATGACCACTTGGATGATGGTGGGGATCAATGTGGGCAGGGCATTTGCGATACCCGTAGCAAGGGTAACAACTGCCTGCAAAGCCGTATCCAATAACAGCGGAAGGTTCTCAAGGATACCACTCACAAGAGCCATAACCAGTTGTAGGGCACCTTCCGCAATTTGGGGTAAGGCTTCAATTAACCCCGTCAGCAATGCGAAAATAATCTCGGAAGCCGTGTCGATAATTGTCGGTAGATTGTCAATAAGTGCCTGTGCCAAAGAGCCTACGATTTCACCCACGATTTCCAAGAGTTCGGGTAAGAACTCCATAATCATATCGAGGACTTTGGGGAGGATCTCACCAATGACATCGGACATCTTGCTGATATCACCGTTGGCATCAAGAATGCCGTTTGTGAACTCACCAAGCAGTGCGTTGCCTTCTGTTGCAAGGTCGGTCAGTACCGGGAGCAGAACCGTACCGAGAGCATTCTTGGCTGCGGTAGCACCCACGTTCAGATACTGCAACTGGTCATCCAATGCACCATAAGCGTTCAGCATTTCATCGCTGACCACATAACCGGCAGCACGGGCTTGTTCACCGAGTTCGTTCATTCGTCCTGCTCCCGCCTCAATAAGGGGGTTCAGTTCCTGGGCAGACTTGCCGAGGATTTGCATTGCCAGGGCGTTTCTCTCGGTTTCGTTTTCAACCTTGCCGAGTGCATCGATGACTTCCCAATACACAGTATCGGAGTCACGCAAACTGCCATCAGCGTTGGTTACCGAAACTCCAAGTTTATCGTAGGCTTCTACAGACAGTTTGGTGCCGTCCTGCACAGCCTTCATGGACTTGATTTGTTTTGCCATTGACTTGGTGAGCGTATCGGTCGATACATCCACCAATTCAGCAGCGTACATATACTCCTGGAGTTTGTCGGTAGCAATACCCGTTACCGTGGATTCAGTAAGAACAGTATCGGCATAAGCCGCACCCTCCTTGGTCATCTCAATAAGGGCTTTACCTCCGGCAATGGCTGCAGCGGAAACGGCTGCGAAGGCGGCGGCAATGGTAGCGGCGGCAGCTTTGCAAGCCGTGCCGAGACCAGAGAACTTGCCACTGGCATCGTCACTCTGTTCTCCCGCGTTTTCAACCTCATCACCGAACTCGTCGACTTTATCCTCTGCGTCATCGAACTCGCGGGAGGCTTGGTCGATAGCATCGTTATTGTCCTGGAGTTCACGCTCCATATTGTTAAGGGCGGCAGTAGCGTTGTTAAGCTGAATCTGCCAGTTTTGGGTACGCCTATCGTTCTCACCGAAAGAGGTCGATGCGTTCTCAAGAGCAGCACGGAGCGTTTCGATTCGCTGCTTTTGAGCCTCGATTTCCTTGTTTAGTACCTGGTTACGGGCGGTGAGGGCCTCGACAGAATTATCGTTCTTTCCAAATTGGGACTCAACGACCTTCATTTCCGAGCCGAGAACCTTAAAACTCTGATTGATATCCGCCAGAGCTTTCTTGAATTCCTTTTCACCCTCAAGCCCGATCTTTAGACCGAAGTTATCTGCCATTTAACCACCACCTTTCGTCAGATTCCGTCCGGGACAATGTCATCAATGAAGCGTTCCCGTTTCGGCTTGGCGATGCCAGTGTACTGTTTGTGGCACTCCCAAAGGTCAAGGAGTAAACCAAACGGCATCAGCCACACTTCATCCCAGGAAAGATGAAGCTGACCGATGCCGTAATATAAAAGTCGAGTAAATAACTCTTCGTCACTTACTCGACCGCCGCGTTTTTTGGGTCATCTTCGCTCTGAATATTACGCTTGGTGCCCTTAAACATAGCCTCGGTGATTGCCACCTTAAAGGTAGCGAGGTCTGCCGGAGTAGTGAGAATTTCCACATACTCCTCAGTGAGCAGGTCGCGGGGTTCATCCTTGTGCTGAATGTTGTGAACCAAAATGCTCTGGTTGGCAAGCAGAGTGATGAGCCATACGATTTCACCGATAGCCATTTCAAAGTTCTCACTCTTCATCAGCTTTTCACCCAGGTTCTCAAGACCACCGTAACGGGCAGCGATTTCCTTGGTAGCTTTGGTGGAGAGCAAGAGAGTGTGTTCCTCATTACCGATGAGGATAGTTGCGGTGCGTTCCTTATCCATAAATCAAGACCTCCTTATTCTGTCTTTGCGGGAGTGGCAGAAGCGTAGCTGGGTTCGTACACCTGCTTGTACCAGTTTGTGATAACTTCCGCTTTGATAGCGTTGTCACCTTCGGTAGCCTCGACCTTCCAGGGATGCTTCCCGGCACCATCCACCTTGTTACGACGCATAATAGTGCCCTCAATGGTGGGAGTGTTAAAGGTGATGCTATCACCCTTGGTAGCAAGTGCGGTGGCAGGAATGCCGAATTTTACACGGTACAGCCAGAAGTAACGGTACTTGCCGTTAGACTTCTTGGCACGGAAACCGATAGCAACGGGAGTGCCGCCGTCCTCTGCGGTGGAAACGACTACACCGTTATTATCGATAGTAGCACCAGTGAGATCGGAAGCAACGCTGCCGCCCAGGTCATCGACACCGAGGGAAAGCGTACCGCTTTTGAACTCCTTAACGATTTCGGCAGCACCGTCATCGGCATACAACGTCGCTTCAGCCAATTCCACAGAAAGGTCTGCGGTCATAGCCTTGGCAAGCTGCTTGGGAGTTTCGTAGCTTTCGTTACCCTCGGCATCCTCGGTGATTTTGGAATAAAAGAGTTTATCAAGACCGATAGTTGCCATATAGGTTATTCCTCCATTTCGTAGTGATTGGCCACATCAATGTTGTAGTGATGGTAGCCGGTCTCGGTTTCATAGCCGACATACTGTCTGCCGGTTATGGTAATGTCGGCAGCAAGCAAGGCACGAACAAGTGCGTTCTTTTCCTTGGTGTAACTGCCTTTGACATACAAAGAAAGACGTGCTTCCTGCACGTCAACTTCGGGTTGGTTATCTGCGTGTACTGCAAAGGTATCCGTAAGCGGAATGACGACGATATACTTATCGGGTGCCTTGTCCGTAAACACTCCCGTTTCAATGGGAATGCCCTGGGGGCTTATGATCCTTTGCATATCTGCGAGAATACTCATAACTTATCGACCTCCTCCTGAAACTTTCGCTTCATAGCCTCTTGGCACGGTGTCTTGGATGCAGATTTCGCAGGTTTCAAGAACGGCTTTGCGGGCTGACCGTGTCTGCCATACTCGATAATATTTGCGATTTTCGCATTGCTTCCACCATCTGAACGAGGCTCGGAAAAGCCGATTTTGATATTGTAATTGCCATCACGGTCGACCTTCACAGGCGTAAGACCGAGAGAGCGTTCCAGTTCACCCGTGCTACGAGACTCAAACTGTGTCCCTTTGCCAATAACAGAAGATAGGTTACTCTTTACTTTGGAAAGAACAACCTCACCTCCGGCTTCCAAAACACGCTCGGATATCTCATCAGTACGGTCAGCCAACTTGGACAGTTTTTGTAGGAAATCATCCGGCATCATTACTTCAGCCTTTGCCAACAGTACTCACCACCTTTTTTGCAAGCACCTCCACATACATTCCACGGCTTTTGACGTCTTCGACAGAAGTGATGTCGAACCTGCCATCCTCGCAAACAAGGATGTGGTCGGTAGTAACGCCAATGCCGGGAATGCTACGGAAGCGGAAAAGGTCAGTGGCTTCGGAGAAAGCCGCCAAGTTCGCCCAACGTTGTGAGCCGTGTCGACCTTCTCTGTAGGCACGGACAGAAGCGAGGACTTCCTCAGAATCAACCGTGAAGCCCTCGCTGTCCTTCTTCTTGGTAACGGAAACGATATCGACAAAGGTGTTCATTTTACCAAAACTCATACTCACACCTTCCAATCTCGGTCAAGCCGTAAAAGCAGATTGACCGTGTTCCATACCTGCTGTGCTGCTTGGGGATTATCCTGGAAGAAACCACCCGTACTGCCGTCTCTCGATTCGTAAAAATGCGAGGACAGCATAATAACCGCCTGCTCGGTGGTAGGCGGCATTGGGTGGTCTTTATAGTGTCCTTCCGGGATATGCTGATAACTCTCTGCATAAGCGGTGGCAGCGGTGATGTAGCCTTTCAGCAAACCGTCGTCCTCGCTATGCATAAGAATCAGATTCTGTTTTACTTTTTCAAGCAAAGCATCCATCACCGTCACCCCCTAACTTTTACGCAGAAGCGGTGCCCTTCATCTGAAGTGCCTTGATAGCTTCGGTGAGAACCAGCTTGGCATCCACACGCTTGGTGGCGAGGAAGCCAATCTGACCGGTGTCAGCGTAACGCTCGTTGAGGCGCTTGAAAGTAACGCCCTGGCGGTCACCGATCCAGTAGAAATTGAAGTCACCGAAAAGGACAGGCTTGCTTCCGGCTGCAATTTCAGGCATAAAGGGAGAAGTGAACACAGGCTTGCCGAGCAAGGTCTCGTGGTCACCCTCGTGGAGTGCCTTCTGCCACAAGAACTGACCGTCGTTACCCTTCAGCTTACGGATGGCAGCCATAGTGGAGTCGTTGAACACCCAGATGGCGTTCTCACGGTAAGGCGCTTCCAGGCTGTAGAACAGGGAGATGATTTCCTCTGCGGTGATAGCAGTGCCGGATGCAGCGGTAACACCGATTTCAGCACCACCCTTGTCAGCAAGAACACCGAGGGGCTTGCCGACACCGTCACCATTGAAGAACGCATCCTCTTCCTTGTTGCCGATTCGACGGGCAAACTCGGAAGCAAAATAGTTCTCAAGGTCAAAGGCAGAGTCGTTGAGCAACTCTTCAGACACCTTGATAATAGTGCCGACCTTATGGGCACCGATGGTCTGCTGACCAAAGGTATCGTCGCCCTCGGGAATAGCACCTTCCTCGTCAATCCAGGAAGCAGTACCCTTGTTGGTTACAACAGGGATTTTGTGGCTGCCGGAATTGGTCTGGAATACATAAGCGTGTTCACGAACGATACGCTTCTTGCCCAGGGACTGCACGAGGGTGTTCTCAAACTCGTCGGGAACGAGGTAGCCACCCTCACTGTCAACACCTTCCTGGAGTGCGTTGCGAACCTCGTAGGAAACGCCGTTCTTGGCACGGGTAGCGTTCCAGAAAGCGTCCTTGTAGGTATCGGCAGCACGGCCGGTCTTGGTGTCGACCTTTGCGGTTACGGGCTTTTCAGTGATGGGAGTGGAAACGGGCTTGGAGAGTTCAGCATCCATAGCCTCAAGGCGCTCCATACGACCGATAGCCTCGTCGTACTTCTTGATGCCCTTTTCCATCTCGTTATAGGTTGCAACATCCTCATCGGAAAGGATGCCATCCTTGTCAGCGTGAGCCTCCAGGAATGCTTTAGCGGCTTCAAAAGCCTTGGCGCGCTTGTTGCGCATTTCGATAATAGTCATTACGATTTCCTCCTTGTTATCGTTTCATAAGGTTGAGGCGTTCCATCAGTTCACTGACGGGTCTGCCGGATTTGGGTTCGGTCTTGGCTTCTACCTTCGGCTCTGCCTTGGGTTCAGCCTTAACCACGGGTTTTGCTTTTGCGGTGATTTTATTGATGAGGGTTGCCTCCACCGCTTTGCTGGAAAAAGCAAAGGGAGGTACGTCCGCCACCGTTTTATCGTCGGTGAGGATTTCATCGGCAAAGCCGAGTTCGATAGCCTTCTTTGCGTTCATCCAGGTTTCGCTGCTCATAAGGTGAGACAGCTTTGCACGGGAGAGATTGGTGCGGATTTCGTAAGCGTTGATGATGCTTTCCTTGACCTCGTTGAGCATTTCGATAGCTTTCTGCATATCTTCGTGATCACCGAATGCACCCGTCATAGGGTTATGAATCATCATCAAAGCGGTGGGAGCCATAAGCACCTTTGTGCCTGCCATTGCGATGACAGAAGCTGCCGAGGCTGCGATGCCGTCAATCTTGACCGTGACGTTGCCTTTGTAGTCCATAAGCATGGTGTAAATTTGACTTGCGGCAATGCAATCACCACCGGGAGAGTTAATCCACACTGTTACATCACCGCTGCCTGCGTTCAGTTCGTCTTTAAACATCCTGGGTGTGATGTCATCATCGAACCAACTTTCCTCGGCAATGGTGCCGTACAGTTCAAGGACTCGCTCTTCGGGCTGACCGTCTTCCGCCAGGTTTTTCCAGGCCCAGAACTTCTTCGCTTGAGTCTTCATTGGTTTCCTCCGTTTCTATGGGGTTGATATCTGCATAAGCACCCGCACTACCGAGCGGGAGCATACTGCCGTTGATGAGGTACAAATCTCCGCCTTGTTCAGCCGGAATTCGGTCGAGGTTTTCCAGTTCACGAATGTCGTTTGCGGACATCCAACCATTCTGCCTTGCAATCGAATAGCCGTTCATACGGCTTTGATAGTCACCTCGGAGCAAGCCTTCCAGGTTGAATTTGATGAAATATTCCTTCTTTTCATCAAGGGACAGAAGCACCCTTGCCATTGATTGCTCCCATCGGATAATCCACGGGTCGAGGGTGTATTTCACAAACTCAAGGGATTGCTGCTCAATATTAGAAAAGCTCGACTTCTCAAGGTCACCCACCATATGGGGAGGGACTCTGAAAATTCGAGCAATTTCATTGATTTGGAATTTGCGTGTTTCCAGGAACTGTGCCTGTTCGGGAGAAATGGAAATCGGTGTATACTTCATTCCTTCTTCCAAAACAGCCACCTTGCCGGAATTGGATGCACCACCGAACTGGCTCTGCCAAGCATCACGCACACGGCTTGGGTCTTTGATTGTGCCGGGATGTTCCAAAACACCCGAAGGTGCTGCACCATTAGCAAAGAACTTGGCTCCAAACTCCTCGCAGGCAATTGCCATACCGATAGCGTTTTTTGCCATAGCAATGGGGCTGTAACCCACAAGACCGTCAAAGCCAAGCCCCGGAATATGCAGAACATCCGAGGGTTTCAGCTTTACTGAAGTACCTTCCATAGTTGGGGCTTCCTCGTTTGCCCGCTGATAGGTGTAATAAAGCTGTCCGTTACTGTCGCGGTCAACGGTCATCTTGTTTGGCATCAGCGGATACAGAGCCACGACTTCGCCTTTACCGTTACGGATAATTTGTGCGTAGGCGTTACCCCAAAGAAGCAGGTGCGTCATTAAGGTTTCACGGAACACAAAAGAACTCATTTCCGGGTTCGGTTCGTCATGCAAAAGCAAATACAATGGATGGTCAACGGCTTTTTCTTTGCCGCCGGTGTCGGTGTACTTGTATAGGTGGAGCGGTAGTCCCGCCACCGCTTCAGCAAGTATCCTCACGCAGGAATAAACAGCGGTCATTTGCATTGCAGACCGTTCGTTTACGGGCTTGCCGGAAGTTGAACCACCCATAAAAAAGGTGTAGGAACTGCCGACCGTTCTGTTTTGGGGCTTGTCTCTGGATTTGAATAATCCTGAAAAGATACCCATTGTGATTCACTCCCTTCATATAAACAAAATGCCTCGGTCGTTATAAACCGAAGCGGTTGTATCATTGCCACAGCGGATTGCACGGTCGAGTGCCATTATGGTAGCAACCGCACCGTCAATTTTCTCTGTGGATTTTTCTTTGTCCGGCTTGATGTTACCCGCCGGGTCGGTACGAATGAAGATATTGTCCATCATCCAACGGAGAACGGGGTGGCCACCGTGGGCAACCTTCTCCTCAAGAACCAGTTTCATCAGTTCCTTTGTGGGAGGTGACATATCCTTAAAGCCCTGTCCGAACGGGACCACCGTAAAGCCCATACCCTCAAGGTTCTGTACCATCTGCACAGCACCCCAACGGTCAAAGGCAATCTCACGGATGTTAAACCGCTCACCAAGCCGTTCTATAAACTTCTCAATGTAGCCGTAGTGAACCACATTGCCCTCGGTGGTCTGCAGGAAACCTTGACGCTCCCACACATCGTATGGCACGTGGTCTCTGCGGACACGGAGGTCGATGTTATCTTCGGGTATCCAAAAGTACGGCAAAATGATATATTTGTCGTCCTCGTCGGTGGGCGGAAAAACAAGCACCAATGCTGTGATGTCCGTTGTGGAAGAAAGGTCAAGACCGCCGTAGCAGACACGGCCTTCCAGGTCATCTTCGTTTGTGGCGAAGGCACACTTATCCCATTTTTCCATCGGCATCCAACGCACCGCTTGCTTCACCCACTGGTTGAGTCGCAACTGTCGGAAGGAGTTCTCTTCACCGGGGTTCTGCTTTGCGGACTCGCAGGCATCACGCACCTTATCAATTGCAACGGTGATACCGAGAGAGGGATTTGCCTTTTTCCAAGTGGCGGGGTCTGTCCAATCGTCGGACTCGTCCGCACCATAGATTACGGGATAGAAGGTGTGGTCTATTTTTCTGCCTTCGATGATGTCCTTTGCCTTTTGGTGGATCTCATAGCAGATGGACTTGGTGTCGTTACCTGCTGTGGTAATGAGGAAGTACAGCGGTTGCATACGAGCATCGCCGGAGCCCTTGGTCATAACATCAAACAGCTTTCGGTTCGGCTGCGTGTGCAACTCATCAAAAACAACACCGTGGGTATTGAAGCCGTGCTTATTACCAACGTCAGCAGAAAGCACCTGGTAGATACTTCCCGTAGGCTGATAGATAAGCCGTTTCTGTGAATCGAGAATTTTTACTCGTTTTGCCAATGCCGGACACATACGAACCATATCGGCAGCCACGTTAAAAACGATGGAAGCCTGCTGTCTATCGGCAGCACAGCCGTAGACCTCGGCACGTTCCTCACCATCACCGCAAGTAAGAAGCAAAGCAACGGCGGCAGCCAGTTCAGACTTGCCTTGCTTTTTGGGGATTTCAATGTAGGCGGTATTGAACTGTCGATAGCCGTTGGGCTTCAGCGTTCCGAAGATGTCTCGAATGATCTGCTCTTGCCAATCGATAAGTTCAAAGGGTTTTCTTGCCCAGGTGCCTTTGGTGTGGCAGAGGCATTCAATAAAGCCGACCGCATAGTCAGCGGAAGTCTTATCGTAATAAGACCCCTTCGCCATAAAGCGGGTCGGCTTATACTTTTTCAGTTTTCTGATATGCGGTCACCTCCTAAAAAAGGGTATAAAAAAACAGCCCTACGGCTGTAACGAGGAACAGAGCCTCTCGGCTCTATCCCAGGGATATTGGGTTTCGGTTATTTTTGCAGTTGCTCAAAGCACCATTTCAGTGCTGACCCGTTATCTTTGAAAGTTTCCTCGGCAACCGACCAAGGAACAAGTCGGCATTCAATATCGCCAAGTCCTGTGTCTTCCGGGAACTCGATAAACTCGTAGATTTCAGCGGTGAATCCGCCTTTCCAACTGATGTCCGTTACGAGAACCTTGTCGCCGTACTGAACAACCGCTCCGTAGGATGCAGAAACATTAAGCTGTAGCTTTTCGATGGTGGTGAAGATGTCTTTTTCCATTGTTCCGTCCTCCTTAAATGCTCATCATATGGATGGCAGGAACTTTCGCTCTTTCGTTTGTCGCCCAATCAGTGTAGTTTGCGTTGACCTCGGTGATACCCGCCATCTTGAAACCTTGCTTATCAAAGGCAGCGAGGGTGGAAATCAAACTTGAGAAGGTGCTGCTGATGGTGAATTCGGCAATGCCGTTCTGGCGGAAGGTCTCTGCGATAGCCTCTACATCCTCATCCCAAATGACCTCGGAGAAGTCGATGAGGTCGTTTTCTGCATCGATGCTCTTGCGGTAGGCCCAGAATGCGGTAGCGTTGATGCCCCAATCCTTAAGGCTGTTTGCTTTCTCCTCAATGGCTCTTTCAAAAAGTGTAATCTTTGTCATAGTGTGTTCCTCCGTTCGTTTTGTTGTGAGTGTATATTACCGTCATTCCCGGCATATATCCAGTCATTTTGCGATAATATAGTACACAATCATTTGCACACTATATGGGCGGTAATTGTGTAGATTATGCCTCGCCCGTAAAGATGAAGTGTACATACTCCTTGCGGTGGTCTTCCAGGTAATTGACCAATTCGTAGTAGCCCGCACCAAAGGCAATCCGCTGCACAGCGGTGATGTCAAACATATTCGTCAGCCCCGTGGCTCTAACAGCCAGGATCTGCTCACGGATTTCTTCACTCATCTTTGGTATCCTCGCATTCCGTATAACCCTCAAGCAACTGAAGGTAAATGTTTGTGTATCGATCACGTTCAGAACCCTCGCAGGCGGTCATACCTTCCAGGTAGAAAGCAATGGCTTCGGCTCTTGAATCCCACACCTTTTCCTCACCATAGCAGGTGACTTTTACGGAATCAAGGCGCTTGCAAGAATCCTCACCATAGACCACACCGAGGGAAGAACCGCAATCCCAACGCACGTGGATCGTGCCTGCATCGTCAACGGATACAACCGTGCCTTTACAGCCTGGGACCAAGCGTGTGTTGTAAGGGTCATCCATATGAACCAACTCAACTCGGCAGCCTTTGGGGTATTCCTCACGGAGTCTTTTGAGGGTTTCTTCTCTAATACCGAACATTATTCATACACCTCCTGTTCGTTGGGCTTGCCACTTTTGAAAGCGGAAGAGCCGGAAAGGTTGTGGAGCAGAATCTTACGCTCGGTTTTAAACTCGTCCCCAATGAAACCCAGGCGAAGGAGGAAGCATCGAAAAGCGTACTTTTCGTTGTCGACATCTTTTTCCTTTGCATTGACTCGCTTTTGATTACGTGCCATTTCGCAGAGTTTGCAAATGAAGGTGTCGTAGGCTTTGAGTTCTTCGGGTGTGGGCATTCCGGGAAACCAAGGGAAGCTGACCTTTGTTTCGGTAACCTCAATGGGAAGTTCTTCTGCACCCAGGGCTTTGCGAATGAGGTTTCCTTTGGCAGCCACGATGCTTTTGAGGTTTTCAAGGTTGGCATCGGTGAACAGGCTCTTGGGCATCGAAATGCAAACCCCGGTGGGTTCTTCCGCTTCGGCACTGATGTCGGATTCAAAACCCTCATCGTAAAGATGCTCAAGCAATCTTTCGATAACCTCGCTGTCAGCACGGTCATCAAAAATGAGGTTGCCGTCCTTGTCGATGGTGAAGTAGTCCACCTCGTAGGCGAAGCTGGGTGCGCCCTTGTACTTAACTTCCTCACCGAGCCATTTGGCAATGGTGAGTACCATGCGTTTGCGTTCCTTTCCGGGAACATTGAATTTGATTGTCATTGTGAGTACCTCCTTGTTTTTTGGTAGTCACATATTACCGTCAAGTGCGACATATATCCAGTTATATCTGCACATTTGGGATGTAGATTAATCGGCCATATTAACGGCTTCATTTTGTGTACACCACACAATGCCGGAAAGCACAAAAAACACGCAAGGCAAAGCCACACCGTTGCCCCACATCTTATATTCGGCAGCATCGGAATGCGGATCTAAAAGCCACTTCTTAATCTGCTTGAGGGTCTTGGGCTTTGTGGATGTACCCATAATCTTGCGGTGGGTTTCAAAAACATCGTACCAATAACGGATATCCTCCATCGTAGGTTCTGCGATGCCGAGGTCATCACACCACCAATCCGGGAAGCCTTGGAGTCTGGCACACTCGGTAGGCGTGAGCCTGCGGACGGTATAGGTTGCTTCAACCACACCGTTATGGTGTCCGGGGCAAGTTCCGTTCACGAGAGTATTGCCGCAATCCTCAAGGAAGTACTGTCCCACATCACGAGTAGCGGAGGGGTCAAATCCATACGGGGTGGCAACCGCACCAGGACCTTTTGCCACGAGAGTCGGCTGCGTTTCTTCGGATACGGAAGGTGTGAACTGCGCGTTCTTACCCTGGTTAAAAGCATCTCTGCCAATACCATAGACGGGTTCGGTTACCACAGTTGCATCTTTATAATCCCTCGACAATAATGTCGGTGCCATATCCTTTGATACTTGGGCATAGCTGCCCGTGGTCATTGCATAGACAGCGTGGCGATCAACGGTGTTTAAGGTGTACATCACATCGGATTCCTTATATCCATCTCCCTTGTGTGAAGGGCGTGCGCCATTGCCTTCAATAACAATTGTACCGCCTTCAACACAAACGGCAGGTTCACCACCGTGGGTGCAAGCAAGTGTCGGAGAAATATTCTCGCTGATACTGCAAGAACTCTTCCCACCGCCTTGGTCGACACACACAACAGCAATGCCACCTTGATTGCAACCGGGGTTTCCACCATTGCCGTCAATGGTGCGAGAGGTGTCTGCCTCATAAATCCCACTGTGAGGATTTGCAGACTTCATTGCGTTGCTGTCGTTGGAGCTAATTCCATAAGCCTGGATGACACAGTTAAAGTGGTTCTTATCCGGCATTCGTTGATTACCGCCTGCGTTATGTGCGGTCAAGGTAGAGGCAGTTTGACCACCATCCCAACTGCACGGCTCAAATAAGGTCTGATCGTTGTTGCAAGACAGGGTTGCAGACTTGTTTTCTTGAATCAAAGCACCCTTACCGCCGCCCTCGCAGCCAGAGCGGATTTTCATAACGAGTGGCACATTGCCACCACCGGTCCCCATACGGGAAGTGAGGGTCTGTATCTTATCATCATCCGAAATGGTAACACGGCTGTCAGCGGGATGGTTTTCCAAAGCAACCGCAGCCGGAACAACTCCAGCACGGAGTGTGGGTGATGTTTCTTCCTCATAACCAATGGTTCTGCTTTTAGCCGAATGCTCGGTGCAGAACCCGGCGGATTCCATCACGCAAGGCGGATGGTGTGCTTCGGCACGGAGTGTAGCGGTTACCTCATCGGTGACATCCATTCGGTTGCCACCCTGGTCGTTTAGACAGATGCTTGCCGTTCCAGTGCGATGCGAAGCACGGCAGGCAGTTCCTTTCCACGAACGGAAGCTCTCCGCAGAATACCTTGACAAGCCCTCTGACTTAAAAAGTACGTCTGAGGCACTCCTGCCTGCAAAATCTGCGACAAGGTAGATCCGGCGTCTGCGTTGGGGGACTCCCCAATATTGAGCATCGAGAGTTCGGTAAGCAACGCTGAATCCGTCTCCCAGATATGCGTCTGCGTAAGGCCATCTGCCTTTTTCAGGCATAGGCACCTCGGTGTCCGGCTCTGCGATACCGATGACCGCTTCGAGGACGGCTTTGAAGTCTTCACCGCCGTTTGAGGAGAAGGCGCCGGGGACATTCTCCCACACGATATATCTTGGGTATTTACCATTTGTGGCACTCCTCATTTCTTTAATGATGCGGATGGCTTGATAGAACAGCACAGATTGCTGTCCTTCCAGACCGGCTCGTTTGCCTGCCACCGACATATCGGTGCAAGGAGAGCCGAAGGTGATAATATCCACGGGTTCAATCTTCCCGCCATCCATAGTGGAGATATCACCGTAGTGTTTCATAAAGGGCAGCCGCTTGGTGGTTACCCTAATAGGAAACGGCTCGATTTCCGAAGCCCACACAGGAGTGACGCCGGAAAGCAAGCCGCCCAAAGGAAAACCACCCGAGCCATCAAAAAGGCTGCCGAGCGTTAACTTATTCATCTGTTACCTCCAATTCGGAGTATTTATATGTCAGACCATCACGTTGCACGGTTACGCCCTCGGAAGAGCCGACCTGCTCAATATACCGCTTAACGATAACATCGCAGAACTTTTCATCCAGTTCGATAGTAAAGCAAATGCGGTCGGTCTGCTCACAGGTGATGAGCGTACTGCCGGAACCACCGAACGGGTCAAGAACCACAGCATTGCTCATCGTGGAATTCATAATAGGATAAGCCAACAGCGGGATGGGTTTCATTGTGGGGTGATCACCATTCTTTTTTGGTTTGTCGAACTCCCAAATGGTGGTCTCTTTTCTGCCGGTGTACCACTGATGCTTTCCGTTTTTCTTCCAACCATAAAGGCAGGGTTCGTGCTGCCACTGATAAGGAGAACGGCCAAGCACCAGGGATTGCTTCTTCCAAATACAACAGCCGGACAAATAAAAACCCGCATCGGCAAAAGCCCTGCGGAAGTTAAGCCCCTCGGTGTCAGCGTGAAACACATAGATAGAAGCATCGTCCGCCATAGCGGAGTGCATCTGCGTGTACGCATCCAAGAGGAAGTTATAGAAGGCTTCGTCAGCCATATTGTCGTTTTTGATTTTGCCTGCACTGCCTTCGTAGTTGACGTTGTAAGGCGGGTCGGTAATGACCAAGTTCGCTTTGACACCGCCCATCAGAAGATCGTAGGTTTCTGCCTTGGTGCTGTCACCGCAAACGAGGCGGTGTCTACCAAGGGACCAAACATCACCCGCCTTGGAGAAGGTAGGCTTCTGAAGTTCCGTATCAACATCGAACTCGTCATCTTTGATACCGTCCTTGAGGGTATCCTTAAAGAGGTCATCGATTTCGGCAGGCTCAAAACCAGTAAGGGAAACATCGAAGTCAGCACCCTGGAGGTCTGCGATGAGCAGAGCAAGTTTATCCTTGTCCCAATCACCGCTGATTTTATTGAGGGCAATGTTGAGAGCCTTTTCTTGACTCTCATCCATTTCCACTACAACGCACTCGACTTCGGTGATGCCCATATCCATCAGCACCTTCAAACGCTGATGACCACCGACAACTCGCCCCGTGGTCTTGTTCCAAATGACGGGTTCGACATAGCCGAACTGCTCAATGGAGCGTTTCAGCTTTTCGTATTCCGCATCACCGGGCTTTAGATCTTTACGGGGATTGTAATCGGCAGGCAGCAAGTCCGCTGTGTTTTTCTTTTCAATCAGCATACGAGACCCCACTCGGCAAATGCCTCAAAGCCGCCAATGGACTTAATGTAGGCTCTTGCCGTTTCCACGATTTCTTCGTAAGGGATGCCGTCAACAGTTTCATCACCGATGGCACAGAACAGTTCGACGGGCTTGCCGGTTCTCTGTGCTTCCAGGAATGCATAGATATTTACGCTGACATCTGCTTTGGATAGATCCTTGCCGTGGAGACCACCGCCTGTAACGGAGTCAGCCATATCACTGCCCAGCTTGCGGTTGGTAGCACCTGTGTCAACATCCGTGCCACCCGTCCAATCACCGAGCGGGTTGATTTGACCGTTGGGATACAAGACTTTGAGGGCGGCGGTTTCTGCATTGCTCTGGCAGATTATGAGGTCTGCCTCATTGACAATGTACTTCCCATCGAATGGGAAGCGTTTGTAGATGTCCTTTGCGATTGCCACAAGTGCTTTCTGCTCGTCGTTAACCGGCACACCTTTAAAGATGCCGTTATCACCGCAGCGGATGTGTTCTGCCTGGTTACGAGCAAGGTGTGCATCCTGGGGTACGATTACGATATTGCACATAAGGTTACCACCGATACGGACGATTGCCTTTGCGACATCAGCCCTATCAATGGGAGCGGAGGTTTCGATGATAGCGTGGCAGGTGCCGTGGCCGATAAGAACCTCAACGGCAACTTTGGGGTTTTCTTGAACAGCGTATGCCAGGTCAACGATTGCTCCGGCAATTCTGTCAGCCACCTTATCCGGGTGGGCGGGATTTACTTTTTCAAACATATCATTTTCCTTTCCGAGCAGTAAGTAACCGCTCCATGAGATCGTCCTGGGGAGAGGCACCGCCATATTCCACAGAACAGTTTTCTTTTACGATTTGATAGATTTGATACCAAACCTGGTTGACTTGCTTCATATAGGTTTGGCTCATCGCAACGTAAGGTGATGCGATTGCGTTGCCGGTTGTGGGATGCTTTGCAAGGAAGCCGTATTCAGAAATGCATTCCTCACACTGAATCCAACGGCTGACACTCATTGCGTATTGCTCGATAAGCTGGTTGTTTACTAACTGTTCGCAGTTACGAGCCTTCAGCCAAGCGTAGGTGTCACGATAGACCTCTTCGGCACAGAGATCCTTGCCGTTTTTCTGTTTTGCCTTCAAATACTCCTTTACAGGCGGAACTTCCACACCTTCAAAGTCCACAGGTGCGGGAAGAATCATAGCGTTTTCAAGCCTTCCGTCTGCGATTTTGTCGACTAAAGCCTTGGGTTTTCTACCCGAGCCGACCCTGGAACCACCTCGTGCAGTTCCGTCTTTTGCCATAAATTTCACCTCCTGGGGTTAATACCCCGTTTGATTTCCCGTTTTTTCACACGAAGCCCCACGCCCGTTGCACGATTATTTAGTCGTAGAGATTTTGATACCCCCACCGGGGGGGCGGGGCGGCACAATGAAAAAAGACACAACCTCACTGGTTGTGCCAACGGTCACCACGCTCGGCGTGGATTTTTGCGTGACAAGCTTTACACAAAGCAATTAAATTGTCTCTTGCGTGAGTTCCTCCATCAGCAAGCGGTAGCTTGTGGTGTACTTCTTCTGTCGGCACAAGTCTGCCGTGCTGCTGACACACCTCACAGAGAGGGTGTTGCTCCACATAGCTGTCACGGATGCGTTTCCAGGCTCTGCCGTACCTACGGCGTACAGCCGGGTCTCGGTCATACTTCTCGTAGCGTTTGGCTTCAGCCTTTGCGTGTTCCTCACAGAACCTTCCGTCTGTTAGCTTTGGACAGCCGGGATAGGAACACGGTCGTTTCGGCTTTCTTGGCATTGGTTCACCTCCTACGGAAGAGTTCTCGCACTTTGTATTTGAGGATGTACCATAGCTGTTCCATATAGCCGACTTTACGGTAGCCCATACAAGTCCTCCTTCCTGTGGGCATAAGAAAAGCCCCACGGGATTGCTCCCATGAGGCTGTCCTTTATTCTCTTTCGCCAATTATATCATACCACAAGAGGGGCTATGACAAACAGTGACATTTAGTGACAAGATGCAGGAAGTTGCACTTTTTCCAATGCTTCTTCGTGGATGCGGTAAAGGTGGCGGACATTGTAGCCCATATCCACACCAATCTGCTCCCAAGTGTGGAAACAGAGGTAACGCTTCTCCAGAAGGATTTGGTACTCGGTGTTTTCCACGGCTTTGATGACACTCACGATTTCACGCTTCAGTTCCACCAGGGAGTCGATGTCTCTGTTGATTTCTTCTTGCAGGTCGATAATCTTGCACACGGCATCTGCCATAGTGGAACTACCACGGTTGGGGTTTCTCGGCATACCAGTTAAGGTAGCGGTACATTTGGTGGCAAGGTCGTTGAGAGAAGCCACCTGGGCAATCTTCGCATCGATACGTTGGTCGAGGCGGTATGCTTGGGACAGATATTCTTTTGCTGTCATCACGCCACCTCCTGGAGAACCATTCGGCGGACACCGTTAATAAGGTATTCACCATCAAGGTCTGTCAGTGTTCCGTACCAGCCGGAACGGAAGAAACGCTCAAGGCTTCTGACCTCGTCTGCGTATTCCTTGTTGTGGGGATGCTTACTGTGGGCTTTGAGAGCTTTTTTGTAGTCTTTTACGGCCAGTTCTACAATGGCGTTGGCTAATGCCTGATAAGGGTTCATATTCGTACCTCCGATATTTTGATTTCCTCGGATTGGCACGGATTGTCGTAGATTGTCTTATTTTTTCAAGTCCGCTTTTACGGCATCAATAAGTGCCGTCTGTGTATGCTCCTTGTGGGAGAGGGCTTTTATGACGCGGTCATCAATGGTGCCCTTGGTAACGATGTGCTGTACCACAACGGTGCTGTCGGTTTGACCTTGCCGCCACAAGCGGGCAACTGTCTGTTGGTAAAGTTCCAAACTCCAAGTCAGCCCAAACCATACAAGGGTCGAACCGCCGGATTGGAGGTTGAGTCCGTGACCTGCGGAAGCCGGGTGGATAAGTGCCACCGGGATTTCTCCGTTATTCCATCTGCGGATACTGTCGGTATCGTCAAGACGGGAAAACGGGATGTGCTGTTTTTTCAACCTTGCGGATATGCGTTCAAAATCGTGTTTGAACCAATATGCCACAAGAAGCGGTTTGCCGTTGGCGGCTTCGATAATATCCTCCAACGCATCCAACTTCTGATCGTGGATGTGGATGGTTTCTCCGCTGTCATCATAAATTGCACCGTTTGCCATTTGAGACAGTTTGTTGGAGAGGGATGCTGCGTTGGCGGCTGTGATTTCCGCTTCGCCCAGGGACAGCACCAGTTCTTGCTTGAGGTCATCGTATTTCTGCTGCTCCTCTTCGGAAAGCTGAACCTTGTACTCACTTGAGATAAGTTCCGGCATTTGCAGATGCTCGGTGGCCTTCATCGAAATAGTGATGTCGGATATTCTGTTGTAGATGGCTTCCTCTGCATACGGCAGCGGTTTGTAGGAGTAGATGATTTGCCCATTCCGCTTATCCGGCATAAAGTAGTCGGTGCGGTACTGTGTGATGAACCGACCCAACCGCTGACCTAAATCCATCAAACGGAACTGCGCCCACAGATCCATAAGACCGTTGGGAGCGGGTGTGCCTGTGAGTCCCACGATGCGACCGACCTTGGGGCGAACCTTCATCAAGGAACGGAAGCGTTTTGTGTTGTGGTTCTTGAAAGAGGACAGTTCGTCAATGACCACCATATCGTAGTCAAAAGGGAGTCCGCTTTCCTCAATAAGCCACTGGACATTTTCACGGTTGATGATGTAAATGTCAGCCTTTCGCATTAAGGCAGCTTTTCGCTGTGCCTCTGTGCCGACAGCCACGGAGCAGATGAGGCACTGCAGGTGATCCCACTTATCAGCCTCCGCTGTCCATGTGTCCCGTGCTACACGAAGGGGTGCGATAACGAGAACCTTGTAAACCTCAAAGCTGTCAAAAAGTAGGTTTTTGATAGCGGTGAGTGTGATGCTCGTTTTACCAAGACCCATATCGAGAAAGACGGTGGCGATGGGATGGGACTCGATGTAGTCGATGGCGTATGCCTGGTAGTTATGCGGTGCGTATTTCATCAAGTATCCCTCCAATCTGTTCTGCGTTGTCCAGGACGTAGACCTTAAAGCCTAACCCCCGAAGAAGTTTGTGCCGTGCTATCTGCAAAGGGCGTGGGGCTTTACCCGGTGCCTTAACTTCCACGAAAGCCATACGACCATCCGGCATTAATACTATGCGGTCGGGCATTCCGTCGAAACCCGGAGACACGAACTTTGGACAGATGCCGCCCTGCTTTTTTACCATCAGCGTTAATTTTTGCTCGATTACTTTTTCTCTCATAATGCTTGCTCCTGCTTGGATTTTTGGACTTGGTGCAAGGTGTATCAATGTCATTTACCAAACTTTCTCTTAGGACTAATTTTTTTGCCCTTAAGGGACTTTTTGAAATTGACCTTGATACACCTTGTCATAGCCCCTCGTTACGACAGGAAATCCCCGTCGTCTGTCTTAAGTTGTAAGCCCTTAAAATAACGCTTTCGGTTCTGTACGATACGCTTAAACCCTGCGTTTTCGAGGGCAAGATAGAAATCTGCGGTGTTACGCACATACTCGTTGCACTCAATGCAGTGATTGCGGTATGCCTGGTAGAGAGTGCTGGAACTTTCCTTAAAGCCGTCACCGACATCGCACTTCTCGTCGAGGAAGTTGCCGAACCAATCGTTTTGTGCGCGGTAGTCATCGATGGCTTTCTGCACCACGGCCGGAACCGGGAATTTATAACCCAGGTCAATGACACGCTTTGCACCCTCGATAATCCAGGCGAGGATACTTTCACCTGCGTTCTGATACAGATAGTCGCCATAGTTCTTGATATCGCTCTTGCCCTCAATCTTGGCATTGAACGGAATAACGATAAGGCGTCGCCAAATGCCGTCATCGGAGGCACTCACCCTGGGGAGGTGATTGGTATAAAGGACAAGGCTGTGGCTCGGTGAGAAGCTGAACGGGTCCTTATATTTCTTTTCAGCGAAAATATCATCGGTGGAGCATAACTGCTTGACCGTGGAATCGTTAAGACGAGCGCCTTCCTGCATCTCGGCTGCAATGAGCAGACGCTTACCCTTAACCTCTGCCATTTCCGGCTTCACATTACGGCGGCAACCGAAGGTCAGAGTATCAGCGGATACATTACCGCTGTAAAGACCGAGGACACGAGAGATGGAGTTCCAGAAGGTGGACTTGCCGTTACGGCCACAGCCGTATGCAATGATGAGGGCTTCAACCTCAACCTTGCCGATAGCAGCAAGACCGCAGATGTTCTGCACATACTCGATAAGTACCTGGTCACCACAGAAAATGGTGTCAAGGCAATCAAGCCAGATCTGCTTGCCCTTATCACCGGGAGAAACGGTGGTGATTTTGGTAATGAAGTCTTCCGGGGAATGTTCTCTTGCTCCTGCCATACCGAGACGAAGGTCGTAGGTGGCATTGGGGGTGCAAAGTAAGAACGGATTGGAGTCGAGTTCCTGGGGAGTGATTTCAATCATCGGGCGGGACTCTTTCAGCGTTGCCGTGATATTTTTGGATGCACGGCGCTGAATGACAAAGCCCTGGTATGCCTTTGCTGCCAGCAAGGCACGGTAGGCTTCCATCTGTGCTTCATTCATCAGCGTTTCCGCCTTTGCCTTTGTGGTGTTGGCAAGGATATCCTGTCCGCCATTTTCGGTAAGGGTTGCAAAAGCGGTCTGGAAATCGCGGTTAGCTTCATTAAGCTGTCTTCGAGTCAATTCGTGGGCAACAGCCTGGGCACCGGGTTCGGTTTCCTGCCAATAATGACCGCAGTAGCGGATATAGTGGGTCGCAGGAGAATAACGAAGTTCCCCGGAGAAGTGCTTTGCCAACACTTCAGCTTGACCTACGTCGGAGAAGTCCTCCGGCTTATAGGTTGTGTCATCGTTGTAAACTTCGGGAGAAATATAGCCGTCCTGCATCTGCACCTTGGCATAGAACTTCTGTGCCGAGTGCCAAATGGTCATCAGTTCCTGCTGATCAAGCGGAGGGGTGCATTTTTCTGCCTCTTCCAAGAAACAGTTAAATGCGGTTTCGTTATCGCCGAACTTTTTGATGACGCGACCGGCAAAGCGGGACATTGTTGCGTTACGGCTTCCTTCGGCAATGGTGGTAACACGCTGACCGTTGTTTGCCATATCCGCATCGAAATCCTCTGCGGACAGGAACTCGCTCAAAGTCATAGCACCCTCGATGATTTCCACTTCCGGGGCTGCGGTGCCAAAGAAGAAACGAGCAGCATCCAGGGCTTTGGAATCGAAGTACGGGAAAATGGTGTTGACCAGCTTCTTCATTTCGCTATAAGCGGAAGCGTCGGTCATCCCGTCAATGGGAAACAGAACGTGAAACTTGGGGCGTGCGGCTTTGCCGTTCTTTTCACGCATATGGGAACGGCTGTAGTGAACCGCAAAAGTGATGCCGGGGAATGCTTTCTTGACATCCTCTACGGTTACCCATTCGGCAGGGTTCTCGGAGTGGTCATTGTCACAATCCACAGGCAGACAATCCGAACCGATGAAGTTATCACCATTGCGGTAGCAGTTCAGATATTCGGCACAGACATAGTCTTTTTTGACCGCTTCGGTAAGAGCGGCGGCATCCGTAACCTCGAACTTGTGAGGATAGGAGCAGTTGCTGGGTGCGCCAATGAAATCGGCACTAAACAGAGTGAACATCATTTGAATACCTCCTCGCAGGTTTCGGTGAAGTAACGCAAGCGGTAGTTCTTCCACTTGGCTCTTTTGATTTCTGCTTCCATTCCGGCAGAGATGCGGTCACCAAAGACCCACACCTCGCTGCACTTGCTCATAATGGCATTACCGAAGAACAAGCCAAGCTGACGCTCTTTGGTATTGTTATCATTCAAAAACTGCGGAAACAGCAAGTGTGGTGCAACGGGAATGTAACCCTTATCCACTGCAAAGCGGCTGTAGTTTCGTGCGTTTTCGACATTCTTCGACACATCCCCGGCATAAGGAGAGCAAATATACACGATGGGACGGAAGGCACGGAGTGCTTTCTCTTCTTTTTCTACGGTTGTCATAGCTTCATAAGCGGTGGGGTCGTAGTAACCCTCGCTGTTAAACTTGTTTATACTCATTGGATTTACCTCGTTAGTCTTTCTTGTAAAAATCGGTCTCGTACCCATCGGCACGAAGCTGAAGCCCCTTTGCCCAGGGTGGGGTTCGTCCCATTTGGTCGCAAACTGCGTCCAGGGACATTCGTGGATCTGCCTCAATGACCACTTCATCATGGATGTGCATCACGATGGAACAGTGCCTTAAGGTCTGCATCGCATAGCAGAGAATATCTCTTGCTGTTGCCTGCACAATGTTCTCCACAAACTTGGGACCGTAGCTATCCAGGCGTTCCCACTTTTTTGTCCCACCGACACCCTCGTAGGTGATGCAATCACCGCCGAACTTATTAGTGCCGATTTTGGGTTTCACATAGGCAAGCTGTCTGCCGGAAGGGAGCGTTATAAAGAGCATTCCACTTCTGCAGGAGAAGGTAATGCCGTGGGTTTCATTGGTGTGCTTGAAGCGGACAGCTTCCATTGCTGCACGGTCAACATCCCACCACAGTTTTGTTATCATCGGGTTCGCCTGTCGCCAAGCATCCACCAGGGGCGGGAGTTCCTCTTCGGAAAGTCCCATCTCCAAAGCACCCATCGCTTTCAGGGCACCAACCGAACCGCCATAACCGAGGGCGAGTTCTGCGATTTTGCCTTTCTGGCGAAGGTGTCCGTTGATGCCGTGCTTTTCTACAGGAACACCGAACATCTGTGAAGCAGAAGCACAGTAAATGTCTTTGCCTTCTGCAAATACTTTCTGCCGCCATTCTTCTCCGGCAAGCCACGCAATAACACGAGCCTCAATAGCAGAAAAATCTGCCACGATCAGCTTCGCACCTTCGCGGGGAACGAAAGCGGTACGGATAAGTTGGGAAAGCGTGTCAGGGACATCATCAAAGAAGAACTCCACGGCATCGAAGTCCCCATCACGGACGAGACCACGTGCATCGGCAAGGTTAGTAAGGTGGTTTTGAGGGAGATTTTGCATTTGAATAATTCTGCCTGCCCATCTGCCGGTGCGGTTTGCACCATAAAACTGAAACATACCTCTGGCACGACCATCGCCACATACAGCGGTTTCCATAGCCTGGTATTTCTTTACCGAAGATTTGGCAAGTTGCTGACGGAGTGTTAAAACTCTCCGCATTTCCGGGGATGCCGTTTTCAGCATTTCAGCTACAGCCTTTTTACCGAGGGTGTCGGTTTCCAGGCCGTTGTCAGCAAGCCACAGTTTCATCTGCTGCACCGAGTTTGGGTTCTCCAAAGCGGTCAGTTCTTTCATCGCGGTAGTCAGTTCAGAACGAGAACGAGCATCCAGGGCAATAGCCTGTTTAACGAGTTCCATATCCAAAGCCACACCACGGTCGTTAATCTCCTGGTCGTGGTGGTATTCGTCCCACACGCTTTCCGGCACGGGATAGTTTGCAAGGCGGTCTTGAATTGCCATCTCGACCTCTACATCGCGGACGTTGTACTTTTTGAAGTTGAGCCACTTATCTGGGGCGTGTGCCGGGAGATTACGGGTTCGCTGACCATTTGTTTTTGTAGGTGCACAGGGCTGACAGAAATACTTAATAAGGTCTTTGCCCTCGGTCAGCTTCTGCTTTTCAAGACCCAACACAGTACCGACGCCTTCCAAGGAAAGCGGAAGCCCCATCGTGGCTGCCCAGATCATTGAGCATCTCCACGAACAAGGGTCGATATAGTTCCCGGTGGGATACCCTAAATAGCGGGACAGACAGATTCGTTCAAAAGAAGCGTTAAATGCCCACTTTATAACGGATTCATCTTCCAGTGCATCGAGGATGTCCTGCGGTATGGTTTCACCGCAAGCAAGATCCACGACCTTTACGGGACCACCGTCCACGCTGTAGGAAAAGAGCAGTATTTCAAATAAGGGTGACTCAACATAGCGGTAGACACCCGTCTTGGGTAGCGGTTGGTCACTGTAGGTTTCAATATCAATTGAGATAGTTTTCACGGCTTCACATCCTTTCGCTACCCCAATAGGGTGGCAGATTGCTCCGCCACCCAGGGGTGAGTTAGATTAAGAGAGGAAATCCTCGTCGTCATCAGTTGCGAAATCGGACTCGGCACTTGCCTTGCCACCGAGGGGTTCTCCGGCACGGATAAGCTGGAGGTTATTCAAACCGCAGGCAATACCTTTATTGCCGTTGCTGTTGAAAGCGTAGAGATTGATGCTTGCACGGCCGTAAACGCCGGAGTACACCTCGGAGCGGGTCAACACGGGGTTGCGGTCAGCATCCACGATGCCGGGAGCGGTAGCGGAGTTTGCATTGATGAAGTATGCGTTGGCATAAGCGGGGTCATCGGGTCTTTCGATATCACCATCACGGAGAGGGGTCTTGATGGCAGCGAGAGGAGGTACACTCTTGCTGTTGCCCTTCAACTTGGACTGACCTTCCTGGTAAGCCGCCTCGATGGCAGCCTTAATCTTGGCAATGGTCACGGTATCGGACTTGGGGATGATGAGGCTGACACTGTACTTGGGAGTGCCGCCGTTGATGGACTTGGGCTCCCACACATTGGCATAAGACCAACGGGTGTCGGGGCCGGTGATAACTTTCATAGGGTTGTTTACTCTGGTTGCGTTATTAGACATTTTTCATTCCTCCATAAAATCGGTTTTAGCAGTATTCATTGCCGGACGCTTGTCACTCTCCGGCACGAGCGTGGGTTTGCCTTGCGGCTTTTCGATATAGGGTGCGAGTAGTTCCTCAAAGCGTGTTTTACCGAGCAGTTTCTGCATTGCGGTTACACCGAGGACTTTTCGCTCATAAGGGTCAAAGCCTGCGCCTTCAACGGTGGCGGCAACAACGGCTTCACTGGTGTACTTGCGGTTGGATCTGCCTTCGACGAGTTTCCAACCACTCCACTCTTTACCGCTTACTGCCTGTTGTAGGGCATATTCTTTTACGTCGTTTGCCCAAGCGGTAAGGGCATCGACTCTGCCGAGAATGTCGGCAACTTCCTCATCCGAGAGGAGTGCGGGTGCCTGGAATTCATAACGAGCCATTTCCAGGTTTGCGTTGGCTCTTTCACGGCACTCGGCTTTTGCTTTGCAGAAACGGCACCATTCACCGCAACTGAACTCACCTTGACCCTCAAAGGCTAACTTTGCCTTTTCGGAGAGAACACCATCCGCCCATTCCAGTAAAGCTTTCTTGGTGGTTCGGTGGATGCTGACGTTGCTCTTTCGGGGTTGGAAGATGGTCATCTGCACTTCATCGATATCGTAGATGTAGTCGATGATTTCCAAAGCACCCAGGGCGTACAGCATCATCTGCGAGTTATCAACTGCAGATACTTCCACACCTTTGCCGTGCTTGTAGTCCACGATGTTGAGTGTGCCGTTTGCGATCACAACGCAATCCGCAGTACCGAAGCCCTCGTTGACCCAACGTGAGAAGTCAACCTTCTGTTCAATGAGGACGGTGGGTGTGCTGCCGGATTGTTTGGCGGCTTCCACCAGTTCGAGAACATAGGAAGCGTAGCCCTCGGCACAATCTTCCATTTCCTCGTTGTACCAGGTGAGGTTTTCGATGGGGTTTTCAGCAGGAAGCCCCAAGGCTAACTTCAAGCGGTACTCGCAAAGGGTATGGGCATCAGTGCCTTCGGCAGCGTAATCACTGCTGACATCATCGTAGGTTTCACACAGCCTTGCGGAAGGCGGACAGTGAATCCATCTGTCAGAAGAGGAAGCCGAGAGAATAGCGTGTTTACCCGGCATCCCCAATCACCTCCGCCTCTGCAAGGATGGCTTCGTAGTGTTCCGGGGCAATCTCCGACAGCTTGGAAGCACCATACTTTTGCACCAGGGCACGAAGTTTCTTGCTGTGTTCCTTGCTCATACGGGAGATAGCCATAAGTGCGTTGCTGACCTGGTCAAAAGTAAGAGTCTGCTTATCTGCGTTCTCCGCCTGTTCGGCAGGGGCAGAAGTTTCATCCTCTTTACTGCTGAACATTTCAGCCAGGGTGTCTGCCACATCGTTAATAGTGGATGCAGCGGTTCGCAGGTCTCTGATTGCCATGTCCAATTCGCTGATTTTGCCCATTGACGGTGCCTCCTTCCTTGATTTGCTTTTCTTTCATTGCCTGGGATACTTTCTTCGCCAGACTTGCCGCCACGATGATGAAATCGAGCAGAACATCAATCAGTTCTTCTTCTGGTGTCATCGCGGTGTTTCTCATCTCGTCCATACCTTTTCACCTCCTGGAAGGAGCCGTATCGTTTTGCCCCTTACACCCACCACTGGTCACGAGGAGTGCATTTGGGAAAAAATCAGAATAAATTTTTTAGAAAATTTCCGGGAATTCTTTTTCGAGTATTTCTCTCACTTTCTTTAAGCGGTACGCATAGGTCTTACGCCCCACACCGATTTCAGCTTCTATCTGTCTTTCGGTGAGACCTTGTTGGCGGAGTTTACCGATTTCAATTGCCTGGGGCATTAACTCATTGATCCTTTTGAAAAGTGCGGTCATTTGAATCCCGTCGGCAACGATATCTTCAATAAGCGGAGAAGGGTCTTCGAGGTTGTCCGCCCAGCGGATCTCGGTGCCGTCCTCATCGGTCGTGGTATAGTCGAGGGAAAGACCATCACCGGCACGACGGAAAGGACAGGTGGCACAATCCATATCGCAATCCAGGCGCTTATTCTCCGGGCAAACACATCGGCCGTGACGCTGTTGCTTTCTGCGGAACACGCTGATGTCGCGGTAGTAGTTGTGAAACTCCTCTTCGGTGCAGGGAATGCGTTCCTTGGTGGAACGGATGTAGATGTAGTACTGATTGTCATTGTTTTTCATTTATTTGGCTCCTTTCAGATTTCGCAATCCGTCCAGAGCCGCTAAATCCGCAGAAACAGAAAAAGACGGCAGGGAGAGACCTACCTCTCCCATAGGGGAGATAGTAGGTCCCGCACTGCCGTCTTGCGTTCTGGCGGATTACCTTGTGTTATTTACTTATGCTGCATTGGGTAATGGGACATTCTCAACCTTGAGTGTCCCGTCGGGGTTCGCTGTGATGCGAGTGAGACAGCCCTTTTGGACAATCTCGATAACCTTACGGTCTCGGCTCATATCACAGACCGCTTTCCGTTTAAGTTGCGGACCTCTTCCATTGACACTCCTCCTTTCTTTTGAAAATCATAGGGCATCACCTCCGTGAACTTTTTTCGACTTTTTTCGGTAGGTACTACCAAAATTATACTGGATGTGGTAAGATATATTCAAATCTCGTATTTTCATATCAAAATTGAATGTTTATGTCAGAAAGGAATATATCTATGTCGGAATTGAATTTTGAATTACTCCAAGAGAATATCCGGGCTTTATTGAAGAAACACGACCTTACGCAGAATGCTCTCGCAGAAATTGCCGGGATGACCCAGGCTAATGTGAGCAAGGCACTCAACCGCAATGAGTCCAAGCAGTTCACCATCGATCAGGTTTTCCGCATCGCACAGCATTTTGGTGTTTCCATCGATGAATTGGTCGGTAATAACGCTGCGAATGAAGTCGGCACTGGACCGAGAGCAGCTTTGGCTTTCTTTACCAAGTTGCTGTGTGAGTCAAAGCTACGATACACCACTGTGAATGTTGATGAATGGGTGTATGAGTACGAATATACCGGCAGCGATTATCCCGAGTGCAGAGGCAAAGAGAAAACCATAGAGTACCCGGCTTTTTACTTTGCCAGCTATCAGCATCTTGAGGACTTTGCCAAGGTCAATATTTCTGATGAAGACCTTCACTATGAATTCTTGAGCGGGGGCAATGATAGCAAATTTAAGCGTGTTAACGAAGTCCTTAAGAACTTCTTGCCAATGGTAAAGCTGTATCGAGAAACTGAAATCCCCGATGAGGCTTTCCAGATGGTACTGAACGGATATTTGGAACAGCTACCCGAAAAATAAAAATAGGGGTCGATAGAACAGGCATTAAAACCGTTCTCTCGACCCCTATTGGTCCTTCATCAGCACCTTTTTGCTGACGGCTTATACGATATTCTTTTTTACTTCCATAACGGCAAGAGTGCCGTCCTTACGTTGCTTGATTTCTGCGTTGTTTCCTCTGCCACAAATAAGGCGAACCTTTCTCATAATGTCCTTATCGGCGTCCGGGGAAGTAACAGCAGGAGCAGGCTTTTTTACTTCTGTGCGAAGTGTGGTCTGTTCAGTCATTTAGCTTCCTCCTCATTCATCAGTACAAGAGGGTTCTCTATAAAAGATGAGATCCTGAACATCTTCAATTTGAAGCCAGTTCATAATACGCAGAAGATAGTGACCATCTGGCGTGGAGTTTTGTCCTTCCCATTTTTGATATGTTCGGACATTAGCACCTATTGCGTCAGCAACTTCTTTTTGTGTATATCCTCTTGCAACCCTAAACTCCTTTAGGGCTTTGTAGTTAAATTCCATATTCAACGGTCCCGCATAAACTTGGTGCCACTCGTTGTCTGGTTCAACCTCTTCATCATAGAAGTTTTCTTCGCCAAAAAGGTGGATTGTAGTGTTAGGCTGAATCTCAATTCGTAGGCTGCCTGCACGGGACATTGCGCCACTAAAGGTAATTGCCTTTGCGTTTTCCACCTTTATGTTTGTCCATCGGAGTATGGGCTTTCCTTGCTTATCACACGGGAAATTGCCTTTGCAGATGAACTCGTTTCCGTGGCGAGTGAAATACTCAACACCATACTGCACCAAGGGACGATAGATTATTGGCTTGTGCCCAGTTTCCTCAAGAACGTAATTGTATGCCGTGAGGAATCTTTCCGGCAGATAGTCTGTACGGCCAAGCTGATCACATAATCTCAAGTAGTGCCGCCACATATCAAACAGCTCATCGTATGTTATTTCACCCGGTACACCAAACATTTCGTCCTCGGAATAATCTGGAAATGAGGGCAGCAACCCCTTTGTTTTTATATCCTTTTTCTTCCTGTGACGGAACGATTGGTCTATGGCGTAATTGATAATGCTCTCCAAGTCAATATGCAATTTGTAGTACATAAACTCCAAGTCACAGTAGAGGGCTTCTAACGCTTCCGGATCTGGGTCTTTATCAAGCTTCGGAACAATATGCCAAAGTCCAGAGCGGTGCTTATTTCCTGTGCCGAATGTTGGGCAGTGGAATAGAAACGGAATACGACGAATGAAGACCTCCCTTGTAATAGGGGAAAATGCCTGCGGGTGGTCTAACAACCCACAATAGTCCTCGTCGTCCCAATCCGTCCTGCCGCGTTTGGCACATTTTTTAAATATCTCATTTTTAATGGTTCGATGCTTTTCAAGGTACTCGACAAGTTTTTCCTTGTCAATCAATGAACCATCAATATGCTCATCTATAAAAGTAAGTTGGTCGTCTGTAAGTTTCATAACCTTTACCATCCTTTCTGCTATAATTATAACACGAACAAAATGGGTAATCAAGACGAATAAAAGTGCGTGTCATTGGTACATCATACCCGGCATTTTCACGCTGTGCCTACCATCATCCGGCATCTTTAGGTCGCCCATCAAAATGCCGTAGGTAATTGCGTGTTTGCCGAATCGGCCTCGCAGTTCTTCAATAGCATCCTCCAATTTCTCTCGGCGGGTCCGCTTTTCGTTGTCCACGAACAACGTAAGTTGATCCGCTTCGTTTTGAGGTGCAAGGTCAATAGCACGAACTGTTACCGCACGGACTTTACTGCCCCAATGATAACGCTCCTGGAATAAATGAAAGGCGGCAGACCCTATTTCAGAAGGGAGTTGGGTTTTGAACGGTAACTTGCATTGGAACTGTGAGCCGAATAGGTCGTTGCCCCGAACTGCAATTTGCACTCCGCGGGCTGAAAGTTCATGAAGCCGTAAACGATGACCGACATCTTGGCAGAGTGCCAGGATAACCTTCCAGACCTCTTCCTCGTTTTCCAAGTCGGAAACGCAGGTGATTCCGTGACCTACCGATTTAACGGGAGAAACGAAGTCCCGGTGCATCACCCTGGAAGAGTCTGTTCCGTTTGCGTACCGCCACAGAGCCACACCGTTGACTCCGAGCAGTTGCTTTAAAAAGTTAGGGTCGGTCTGTGCCAGGTCACCGATTGTGTGGATACCGAACTTTGCCAGTTTGGCTGTGGTGGCTCGTCCGCAGTAAATCATCTCACTGCAATGGAGAGGCCACACCTTTTCCATAAAGGTATCCTTGCGAATTTCGGTTATGGCATCCGGCTTCTTCATATCACTACCCAGCTTGGCGAAGATTTTATTATAGGAAACACCGATGCTTACAGTGAGACCTAACTCTTCACGAACGGAACGCCGGATGTTTTCCGCAATGCTCATTGCATCACCGCACACCATTCGGCTGCCTGTTACATCAAGCCAACATTCATCCATGCCAAAAGGTTCTATGAGGTCGGTGTATCTTTGATAGATTGCCTGGGTCAGTTTGGAGTACTTAAGGTACTGATCGTATTGGGGCGGGACAACGATTAAATCCTTACACAACTGCCGAGCCTCCCAATTCACCATCCCGGTCTTTATTCCTGCCTTCTTTGCCTTCTCGGATTTCGCAAGAACAATGCCGTGCCGGTCCTCTGTAGAACCGCAAACCGCTACAGCCTTTCCACGCAGGCTTGGGTCAAGCATCATCTCTACGGAAGCGTAAAAACAGTTCAAATCACTGTGGAGAATGGCTCTTTCCATCAAAAATTCACCTCATTTCAGAAAAACTTCATAAAAACCTATTGACAAAATGAAGTTGTGGGGTATATAATGAAGCCGTAACTTCATAAACTTCATTTTTAAGTATAGTCACGAAATGAAGTTTTGTCAATAGCTTCTATGAAGTTAATGAAGTTTCGAGTATAAAAATTTTCTACGGAGGGATAAAGTATGACTTTTTCCGACAAGATTAAGCGCGCCCGTGAAGTGGCGAAGCTGACACAGTATGAACTTGCACAGGAAGTCGGTGTTTCCCAAAGAACCATTGCTTCTTATGAATCTGGCGGAGCAAGAGCGAGAAGATCCACTACGGAGAAGTTGGCTCGTGCCCTCAAGGTTTCTGTGAAATACCTCTCCGATGATGCTTGCGTAGATCCTTTGGAAGATATCGAGAAGGATGAATACATAGAGCAGGCTCGTGAACTATATGGTGCTAAAGGTGTCCGTGATATGGATACCCTCCTTGCAGACAATGCAGCCCTCTTTGCGGGCGGTGAACTGTCTCAAGAACAGAAGGATGCTTTCTTCCAGGCCGTTATGACCGCTTACGTTACTTGCAAAGAAGAAGCAAGCAAGAAGTTTGGCCCCAAAAATCGATAAAGTCCGTTTTATGGGACATTACCTATGATAGAATTATTATAGGTATCAGTAGCAGAATAGTTACTGTAACCCCAATTTAGGGTTTGGTGAGGAAGAAATGATTAAAGAATTACGTGATTTAAGAGGGATTGCCCAAGTTGAGCGGCGCGGTATATATAAGCAATCTTTGTGTAAAAGTACCATTCACTATTTTCAAGTGAGTGACTATATGCAAAAGATTAATTATTGTATTCAAGACCTAAATGGAGAGATACCGGGGTTGCAACAATTAACGAATAAAAATGTCGTATATGTTGTTACTTTGGTTACTTGGATAAGAGAAGCTGTCAGAGGTATTAGGTCTTTATACAACGAGGAGGCTTTAGAGGGATTTGTTTTTTTACGGGAGGATGAATTAGCACAGGCAAACAACTATTTGTCAGCAGTTCGGTCGTTCATTGTTGCGCACCCGTTACAAACAAATCAGCATTCCAATTACGGAATGGATGGAACATTAACCTGTATTGATATTAAGCGACCAGGTGAATATCTTTCGATTGTTCCAGAAAAATCTATAGCACATCTTGATTATGCCGGACTACACGAAAACACAAGAGGTAGTGCTGATTTTTATTTGTATGCCTTCTCAACGAAAACGGAACACAAGGATGTTTCGATGTATATCGGGTGTTCGTTAGAAGATATTTATCACGTAGCGGAGTTGTATATCGATAAACTGTATGCGTTAAACAAGCACCTGCAAAAACAAAAAGGCTGTAAATCCAAGAAATCAGTATGATTTTTGGAGGTATTGAAATAAATGGACGAGAATTACACCCTTATTTTATTTCCCGAATTTGTAACACTCAAAGCAGAGGTTGAGAAGCTACGGACAGAAATCTCTATGCTTCTGCTTGAAAGGGACGAACTTCGATTAGTGGTTTGCAAAAACATCGAAACCGCTTATATGTTGGCGCTTGGTGGTTTGGAATACAAAGCCTTTGAACTCCACTGTGAAGTGCTGCGTCTGAAAAGAAAAATTGACCTCATCCAGGCAAAGAAGAATCGCCAGGAAAAGGTCGTGCTTTCAGTAATAGAGCAGTTACTTGATGAGGAGTTTGCCGAATACCAACGGCAGCTTGACGAGCAGATTAATAAGATGAATAAGGCTCTTGATCACAGCAAGGGGCGTCCTCTTACTGAAGAAGAAACCAAAGAAATAAAGAAGGTTTATCGAAATATTGTGAAGGCGCTTCATCCTGACCTTCACCCGGATATTACTCCTGCCCAGGTTCAGTTGTTCCATAATGCCGTTCAAGCATATGAGAATGGTGACCTTAACAGCTTACGAATAATCAGCGAAATGGTGGCAGAACCCGTTATCCCGGAACAGAGCGAAAACGGCTTAACTGTACTGGCAAAAGAAAAAGAACGGCTCTCAAAAACCTTGGAACTTATCCGTGAACAGATAGCAGTAATCAAGACGGAATATCCATACACGATGAAGGACATTGTAGAGGACCCGGAACGCACCGCTGAAAAAAGAGCCGAAATTGAAGAAACTATATCCGAACTGAAAGAGGCTTATGATGCATACGCAGCACGGTTAAAAGAAATGTTGAGGTAACAGAATGAGTGATATTGTAAAGAAGGATGACAACGGCCTCGTTAGCCTGTTGCACGGTAAGGGTGGTGGCTTATCCATACCCAAGCCGTTTGAGCGGGACATATTCCTGTTCTACACGCACGTTGCGGGAACGACCCACATTGAAGGCATAGAGGAACTCGAACCGCATCTGAACATCGATGACCGTTTGGATTTCTTCCGTGAGCCGGATAATCGTTACGACAAACGAGCCATTATGATCAAGAATGCCGACGGCATTAAAATTGGCTACGTGCCAAGAGAGGACAATATTGTATTCTCCCGTCTTATGGATGCAGGTAAACTGCTCTATGGTCGTATAGCTGAAAAAGAGGTTCGTGGCACGTGGGTGAAAATTAACATTAAGATTTTCTTGCACGAATAAAACGAATTTCAAGGAGGTGTAAATTGTGGGAAGTATAATTCGCTTTACACACAAAGAGTGCGGATTTGAATTTAACTTTTATGAAGGCGTTGGCTTTCGCTCATTTGCCATGCAGTGTGAGTCCAGAAAACATATGCGTTCTGGCGAGTGGGGCGAGCACTGGAAACAATTGATAGAACAGTATCCAGAGGGCACAGCAACCTTGGAGAAGGCTATTTGTTATTGCGCAAAGTGCAAGAAGTATTTTCAAGAGCCACGCATCGAATTTTATATTCCTAAAGAAGGATATCACTATGTGCCGAAGGAAGGACACGATGACAGTGTCCCACCATACATAGTTTATGAGCATTATCAACTGCTTGAGCAAGAAACAATCACTTGCCCCGATTGTGAGACAGTAGCACAAGTTATGGAAAACTACACTCAAATTCCATGTCCCGTGTGTAGCAAACTGCGCCGCGGACGGGAGGTCGGCAATTGGGATTAACAAAGCAAATCTATGAAAACAAGGAGGGGTGACAATTGACCTATGCAGAAATCAGCGAGGCGGTCGCAAAGCTGATAAAAAAGTACGATGAGCGCGACCCTTTTCGCTTATGCCGAGCAATGGGCATTAAGCTGATATTCCAGGCAATGGGTAAAGCCCCGGACGCGGTTAAAGGCTTCTTTCTCGAAAAGAATCGCATCCGCGTTATTGTAATAAATAGTGATCTCCCGGAGGTCATTCAAAGGATTATTGCAGGCCACGAAGTCTGCCACGCAGAGTTCCATCGTAACAGCGGTATCCACGCATTCCACGAGGTTACCTTGTTCGATCAAACTTCCGAGTTTGAGAAAGATGCTAACCTCTTCGCTGCCGAACTTCTGTTGGAAGATAGCGAGGTGTTGGATGTTCTTAATAGGGATACCACATTCTTTTCTGCTGCCGCTATGCTTTTAGTTCCGGCAGAACTGTTGGATTTTAAGTTCCGTGTGATGAAATGGAAAGGCTACAAATTGATTGAACCTCCTATCACCGCACGAAGCAACTTTATGCGAGATATGCAAATCCCCGAGGACGGAGATTTCTACTCGTAAGAAAGAGGTGCGTTATGGCTATATTTGAAATGGTGAAATACCATACACAATCATATCCTACCGACATTCCTCTACGCATTGAGGAGTGTGCGGCTCATTTAGACATCACGTCGGTCGATGCCGATTTAAGATATTCTCTTCACACAGAGTATAGCTACGGAAAACGCAAGCTGGACTCCGATTTGCTTTCTGCCTTTCCGGCTGTTATGGCTGCCCATAAAGATGGTGTTCCACAGCTTTGGAAGGACGAACTGTGGGCTATGGAATTCGCACGGTTTGTTATCTCCCTTGCAAGAGATGCAGTGCCGGCTGTTGTTGAGGTGCATCCTCCGTTTGCAGACTATACTGACTTTGACCTCTTTGTTCGGAACTACCGCATTTTTGAAGAAATCCTCATCGAGAAATATCCCGATATCGTATTGTTGATTGAGAATCGTTGCGGTTCAGTTTATAAGGGTGGCCGTTTCTTGGTATCCAAGACCCAGGAGGTAGAGCAACTGTGTAATCTCATCGTTCAGAACAATCTCCGCTTGAAGATTGCCTACGATGTTCCGCAGATTTATACGGCTCACAATGTTAAAAAACAGAACCAGTTCATTGAACTACTCCAAAAAGCACAGGACTTCCGAGAGCAAATCGGTGGTGTCCATCTTTGGGGCAAACGCAAGTCAGAAACGGGTCGTAAAGTGGCACACTGTGGTGACCTTACCTCCTACTTCGAGGGTGACCTGGAACTGAAAGCTCTGTTCCTGGAGCAGTTTAATAAAACCTTTGATGATGATATTTGTCGAAAAATGGTGCTTGAGGTCAACAGCGGAAATGATGACCTTACGTCCATCATCACGGATCTCCGTGCTAACGGGGTGAGATTTGTATGATGACCACTGCTACACAGAAACCCGTAAAAGTATATGTGGCTGTCAAAGCGGACTTTGCTGTGGATGGCACATTGCTTCCCAGGGTAATCACCTGGGAAGATGGTGAGAAATTTACGATAGATAAGATTACGGACATCCGGCAAGCGGCAGCAATGAAAGCCGGGGGTCAAGGAGACCGTTACACTATTATGGTTCACGGCAAGCAAAGTTATCTGTTTTTTGAAAGAAGCACAAACCTAACGGGGAATAACATTGGTCGGTGGTTTGTTGAGAGGAGAACGCAATGACCGAAGAGGAAAAAAGGCAGCACCGGGTCTGCTTCACAGGACACCGCCCGGAAAAACTTACTCGCTTTAAGTGGGTGATAAAAACGAGGATTAAAAGAGAAATCCGCAAAGCTATCAACGATGGGTTTACGGTCTTTATATCTGGAATGGCGCAAGGTATCGACATTTGGGCAGCTGAAATAGTCATTAAGTTGCGTGATGGTGGTCATCCCATCAAACTTATATGTGCGTGTCCTTATGATGGCTTCGATAAAAATTGGAGTCAAGAATGGAAAGATAAATACAACACTATCTTGTCTAAAGCAGACCATACCGTGTATGTCTGCCAGCATTACGGCCGTGGGTGCTTCCAAATTCGAAACGAGTGGATGGTTGACCATTCCGCACGTGTTATTGCCGTTTTCAACGGAGAAAAGAGTGGTACAAAAAACACGATTGACTATGCAAACAAAGTAGGAGTGCCAATAAGGTATATCAAAGCTTGAGCAATAAACACCATCAATATGTGATAAATCAAAATAAAACTCCAGAAACACACAGAAAGCATTGTGTTTTTGGAGTTTTCGTGATATAATACACACATAGCAGAATAGGAGGGTTCGCAAATGAAGGTATCGTATAAAAAACTATTTAAGCTAATGATTGACAAAAAGATGAAAAAGAAAGACCTTCAAGAGTTGACCGGTGTTAGTGCTTCCTCAATCGCCAAACTATCGAGAGATGAATATGTCAGTATGGATATTCTTGTAAAAATATGTGCGGTTTTTCAGGCGCAAATGTCTGATGTAGTAGAAATAATCTACGAATAATACAGTATATAAATTAGATGCGTTAAGAGTCTGTTGGGAACAACAGGCTGTATCTTGTAGTGGAGGATTATATGGGACAGCTTATCAAGTCTTTCTCCGATGGTTCATACTTGGAATATGACCGAGGCAGTTTTGATGATTGGTGTGTGTACTTAACAAAAAATAATGGGATTAGAAAACCCCCGCGTGATATGGACTATTTTCGCCAACTTAAAGAGTTAGCAGGAAATTATGGTGTTGAACAAGTATACAGTGATTATGTTCGAGTCTATAATCACACCAACAGAAGTGTTGAGAAAACTGTGCTTGACGAGATCAGTGAAATAGCGTCCAGGTATGGGCATGATGCTTTAGAGGTTGATGTTATATTTTCTATTTTATATATGGCTATGATTGCTGAAGAGAGAAAAAAGAATACGCGCCTTGGAAAACGCATAAAACGCCTCGGAATCTATGTGCTTCTCGTTGAAAACCGAACGGTCAGCGAAGCAGCAAACTTCATGCGAGGTATGGGTTGGCGAGATATCGATGTTCTTTGCAGAGAGCGAGGTTTTTAAGATGCCGAGAATAGCTAATAGATTTGGCGGAGGCGCACGAACTAATGCGAATGGACTTCGCTTTGAGCAAACCACATCTCTGGACGAAGCACTGCAGGACGCAGGTTATGCTGTTCGTCGGGGCTATGTTTATCGCAATGGTGAGCGTGTCGGTATGTCGGTTCAAAAGAGAAGTCTATATACAATGTTTCTTGAGCCTAACGGTATTGACTATAGGGAAATCAATTCTAAGCAATGGCAGCCAGATGAATGTTTCATAAGCTTTGAACATAGGATTGCCTTTATCATCGAGAAAAAATTTCAAAATAGCCCCGGTTCTGTGGATGAGAAGCTCCCTGGATGTCATTTTAAGAAGCAGGAATACGAAAAGCTGTTCCATCCGCTTGGCTATGAAGTAGAATATCTTTATGTTTTTAACGATTGGTTTTATGACCCCCGGTATCAAGACACATTGGACTATATAAGGGCAATGGGATGCCACTACTTCTTCAATGAGATCCCGTTAGATTTTTTGAGAATTAATTAGTGAGGTATGCTATGGCTGTACATAAAATTTCGCACTTTTTTTCAAATGAAGGGAGCCGAAACGAGGTTCGTATGCGCGTAGTTGATATGCTGTCTACAGAGATGCCTGGCACTGGCAACGGGAATAATGCCTCCAAATATATCTACTATGTTGAAACGCTCAAATCCGGGGATCGAGTATATCTTCAGCGTCCCGCCAACCTTCATAATGGTTTTGATTTTCTTGTTTGTGTCGAGAACACAAACTATGCCTTGCCTGGGGAACGAAGACGAAATTATCCCAAGCACGATGACTTTGGTGCTGACCTACGTATGAAGAAAGCAGAAAACCCAGAAATGTACAAACGTTTATATCTGTTGCTAAAAGATGTCTATGAATGCAAGGATGTAACCGACGATCAAATGGATGCATTATGTTTTTCTTCTGGATTGGCCGTTGATCATATCGTAAAAACAATAAAATGGCTATTTATAGAACAAGACATTCGCTATTGGAACTACTCTGGACGGAATATGACTTGGGGGCTTGTTCCAGACCCTGAATGATTTAATATCACCGTTCACAAAAACATAAGAATTAAGTATCGCTATTTGACTTGCTATTCTTTAAAACCAATGGCAATATATAGTCGCTCAAAGAGCAACTAAACCGAGAAAGAGGTAAACACAATGGCTAATTTCAAAATGAGCCCCTTTGTTAAGTGGGCCGGAGGAAAAAAGCAGCTTCTTGATAGATTGAAGGAACGGGCTCCTGTTAATTTTGGAACCTACTATGAACCTTTTATTGGGGGCGGTGCATTCCTTTTGGATTTCCAACCCGAAAAGGCAATTATTAACGATGTTAATGAACAACTGCTCAACGTCTATTTACAGCTAAAAATTGATGCCGAGGCTGTGATAACTGCGGTAGCAAAGTATGACGCGGTTGATTGCGATACGGATTACTACCTCTCCGTTCGTAGTGAATATAATCGTAAGATTGCAGCACACGAACTTGATGCCGAATGTGCAGCACTGATGATTTGGATTAACAAGCACTGTTTCAACGGTTTATACCGAGTAAATTCCAAAGGCTTATTCAATGTACCTTACAATAATAAAAATGGCGGTTCTTCAGTAGATGCGGAAAACTTAAGAGCCATCGGGAGATACCTAAGAGAGGCACAGATTGATATCCGTCAAGGAGATTTTGAAGCGGCATGTGCTGATGTTAAGCCTGGAGATTTTGTTTACTTTGACTCCCCGTATGTTCCAGTAAGCGAAACCGCTAATTTTACGGATTATACGAAGGATGGATTCTCTCTTGAGGATCATAGGCGTTTAGCGGAGCTGTTCAGAAGACTTGATAAAATGGGAGCCTATGTGATGCTCAGCAACCACAATGTCCCGTTGGTTCACGAGTTGTATGAAGGGTTCAAAATTGAAGTGGTAGATGTTCGCAGAAATATCAACCGTGATGCTTCAAAGCGAGTGGGCAAAGAAGTAATTATTACAAACTACGAAAAATAAGGAATGAGTATGGTGGATTTGTTTGTTGACAAAGTAGCCCCATTTCATCAAACTGATACCGAAATGTTGTTACTTGGGGATACTTTCTCCATTTTGGAAAGAATAAAACCAGGCACAATCGATATGGTGTTTGCAGATCCACCCTATTTCTTAAGTAATGATGGTGTGACCTGTCAAGCCGGGAAAATGGTGTCTGTTAACAAAGGTGAGTGGGACAGGGTTTCATCATTGGAAGAAAAGCACGACTTCAACCGACGTTGGATTCGCTTATGCAAGCGAATACTCGCACCAAACGGTACGATTTGGATCAGCGGAACGCTACATAACATATACAGTATTGGTATGGCGCTGGAGCAAGAAGGGTTCAAAATAATTAACAATATAACCTGGCAAAAAACCAATCCGCCACCAAACTTGGCGTGTAGATGTTTTACCCATAGTACGGAAACAATATTGTGGGCGCAAAAAGCCGATAGAAAGGCCAAACATTTCTTCAACTATCCGCTTATGAAAGAACAAAATGGCGGAAAGCAGATGAAGGATGTTTGGTCTGGTCCTCTTACCCCACCAAAAGAGAAGACAGATGGCAAGCACCCTACCCAAAAACCACTATATATTTTGAGACGTATAATTGAGGCGTCAACACAGCCGGGGGCTATCGTATTAGATCCTTTTTGCGGTAGTTCTACAACTGGGGTTGCCGCAAAGCAACTGGGAAGATACTATATCGGCATAGATAGTGCGGAAGAGTATATCAATTTGTCAAAGAAACGTTTGTTACGGGAGGATAACGAAAATGAGAGTATTTAATGATTGGCTTGGTCAAATGCGCACAAGCATCAACGGGTATGGCTACTATGTAGATTTCCCTAAAGTCTATGCCAATGTAGATGCAATTAGGGTGGAACTGAATATCATGAACACCTTAATCGGTTCCAAAAACATTGAGGCGGATTTTGTTTCACTGCTCGATAGATACCCTGAAATTCTGAAGTGCATTCCCACTCTTCTTGCTGTGCGTCAAAACGAGATCTATGCACAGGACAGTGAAGGTGCGTTTACATATGATTTCGGAAAAATGAATTGTTCTGTAGAACAGTATATTTCCTTTATGAAGAAAACTGGGTTGATGGAACTTATTGCAAACCACCTGGTAAACAACTTAGTTGATTATGCGTTGGGTATTGAAACCGGTCTTGATAGCAATGGCAGAAAAAATCGCGGAGGCCATCAGATGGAGGACCTTGTTGAGGAATTCATCAAAAAGACGGGCGTTGAATACTACAAAGAAATGTACCTTACCGACATAGAGCGTAAATGGGGTGTTGACCTTTCTGCAATTTCTGCCGAAGGCACAACCACAAAACGTTGGGACTTCGTGGTTAAAACTGCTACCACAATCTATGTCATCGAAACAAACTTCTATACAAGTGGTGGCTCCAAACTCAATGAAACAGCAAGAAGCTATAAAATGATTGCTGAAGAGGCACGCCAGGTTGAAGGCGTAGAGTTTATGTGGATTACCGATGGAGGCGGATGGCGTAGCGCAAGAAGGAATCTCGAAGAAACTTTCAATACTATGACGCATCTCTACAATATTGATGATATGGAGAATGGGGTCTTTTTGTCGTTGTTCAGATAATTCGCATTGTAAAGGATAGAGAGATATGGCACTTAAAACAGCCCCTACTACTCAAGCGGTAGTAAGGGCTGTTTTTCACGCTGAAACTATTCTTTTTGACAATGAAACTTTTCTCCCACAACGAAACTAATCTTGGTCACAATGAAATTATTCTTTTGAGAAAAGTTTCATTGTGAATTTCCGCAGTGCTGCAAGGGGGCAAACCACCCTTGAAAAGCATCAAAATGAATGCCGGAGAACGGCACAATGAAATTATACTTTTATGTCAAATAGCGGAAAAGCCTTGTGCTACGGGCATTTTTGATAAAAAGAAAAGAACGAAAGTTGCAATACCAAAGGTATCATAACTTTCGTTCTTATTTGGTGCGGGCAAAGGGACTTGAACCCTTACTCCGGTTGTGGAACTGGCTCCTAAGGCCAGCGCGTCTGCCATTCCGCCACACCCGCACATACTCTATGTAATCGCCTGGGTATTCTGTATAAGCGCC